ATGCTGGCGCGTGGCGGTTTATTGCGCCGGGTACAGGTTGGTGTGCATGGGTTGAAAGCGCTGGCGGGATGCAGGTTTATTCTGATGGGGCTTGGGGGGCACTTGTCTGCTGTTGCCGGACTTGGCATAGATCCGGGCACGGGCGGGCTTGCCATCCAGCAAGAGGCAACCGTTTTAAGTGAAACAGTTCACGGCGCGCAAAGCCAGTTTGTCACCGTTGAAGAAGAGCTAAGCCTTGCAGGGGCAAGCGTTGACAGTACGGTTGTAATCCCTGATCGGGCCATTGTGTTTTGTGTGTCGTCTCGCACCGTGGAGGACGTCACCGGCGTTTGGCAATACCATGTGGGCATTGCCGGGGAAGCTGAAAAGTTTGGCGGCTATCTTGGGATTGTGGAAGGCTCCATCAATGCCGGGGTGATCGGGCCGCAAGCTTTTTATGCCGATACGCCGATTGTGATTACAGCGCACGGGGACAGCGGGGCCTTTACAGGGGGCAAGGTGCGCATTGCTTTGCACTATTTCCTGCCGGTGGTTCCGCAGAGTTAGATACGAAATGTAAGGATAAGGCAGAGTGGTTGGCCGGTCAGACTTTGAGCTTGTGCTTAAGAGTATCTTCTGCAATATGGCACAATGGTTCCCGAACTCGCGTTTATTAGCTTTTCCCTCTTCCTCATGATGTTAGTGGCCAGTCCATTCCTGCCAATCTTTTTAATGTGGCGGGCTCTGGCATTATCTGTTCCGGCCTTTGTAGCCGCAAGGCTTTTGGAAGAGACAGTCCATCCGTCAGGTCAAAGCTTTGCGGAGTCTTCCGGGCTGATACTGGTTATCTACGTTCTTCTGTTTATATCGATTCCGATTGCGTTAAGGTTGATTGCAGCTCTATCAGACAAGCAGTTGAACTATCGATCTTTTGCGGGGCCTGTCACCCGATGGCGTTTATGTTTAGATAAGGTAATTCTTGGGAGTGCAGGTAGTGTGGCGGCGCTTTGGCTTGCTGGTTATCTTGCGAGCACACTTTCCGGTGTAACCGGAGGGGTACTCCTTGATCTTGCTGTCGGGTTGACCGCCGCTGTGGGTGGCCTGGTCCTGTATCGCACCTTTAAATGGAATAGTTTTGGCCTTGTATTTTTCTCAGTTCTGGCTGCGATTGCATTTGCTGGATCACTACAGACCAACCATATTCTGAAGCAATCTGAGCGCCTTGCTGATGGTCGTTCCTGGTGCCTGGAGATACCAGTCAGGAATGAACCGGTGTCATCTGTGAAACAGCTTGGATTCTTCTCAATGACAAAGGGATTTGCAGATGGTCGGAGGAAACGGCACCTGGTTCTTTTCTTCGCGGATAGGACAGGGCAGTCTCACTATGCATACTGGTCAGTTCGAGAACAGCAATTTATCGAAGAAGGTGTTTTGCACAATAAGATACCGGGTTGTGAGTTGCACCCGGACTTTGAAAGTCTGTTGACGGCTGAATAAACGAGTAACAGCTCAACGGCCTGATAGCTTCCTGATAGTCACTCCAGAATGAAATACTCACAGTTTCCGGCCGCTTTTGCGGCTTTTTTTGTACCTGCACGGGGGCCTTATGGCTCCCGTTTTTCGTAAGAGGGCAGAGCATGAAAGACACGTTTCGGCTGATTATCCTGGACCTGCTTAACATTGAGGGCGGGTTTGCAAATCGTTCGCGTAAAGCAGATCCGGGCGGCCCTACTAACCTGGGGATCACCAAGCGCACCTTGGAAGCATGGCGCGGCCGTGCGGTGAGCATGGAAGAAGTGAAGTGTCTGGGCCGTGAGGAGGCTTTGAAGATTTACCGGGCGCAATACTGGGATACTGTGAGGGGGGATGAGTTGCCGCGTGGGCTGGACTTCGCGGTGTTTGATTGTGCCGTAAATTCCGGCCCGGTGCGAGCCGTCAAGATCCTGCAGAAGATCCTAAAAGTCAAAGTGGATGGTGTGTTAGGCGTGCTTACTTTAGCTGCTGTAAAGGCGCATTCTGCCACCGTCTTAATCAATCTGTTCTCTGTGGCCCGGCTGGAATTTATGAAGCGGCTCAGAAACTGGCCTTACAACAAAAACGGCTGGTCGCGGCGCGTGCGCCATGTGCAGGAGCGATCCTTAGAGCTGGTCAATAATGCGATTATTAAACGTGCTCCCACGCCCAACCCTGAGCAGCATAAAAATGAAGAAGGCGCAAAGGCCGTTGATGAGGAAACCAGTGCACTCAGCGCATGGCTTAGCCCGGACGGGATCACCAAGGGCGCGATGGCAGCCTCTGGTTTCTCCGGTATTCTGGCGGGCTCCGGGCCGGTGCAGTGGGGCTTTGCAATCGCTCTGGTTCTCAGTGTGGGCGTCGCGGGTTGGCTGCTGATCAATAAAGAACGGGCCGCTTGAGATGGGGGCGGTTCTTTCCTTCCTGATGAAAACGAAGGCAGGGCGGGCGCTGGCGGCCGCCTTGCTTCTTTGTGCACTTGCGACTGTTGCCTATCACCATATCAGGCAGGGGGCGTTTAACGAAGCAGAGCATGACGCTTTGCGAGGGACTTTAAAAGCGGAACAGCAAAGGAAGCAGGATGATGCCTATTTGCAAGGTCTTGAAGATTACCGCTTGTGTCTTGAGTACTTTGGTGATTCCGGGCTGCGAAACGTTGCAGAGTGCGAGCAATTGCGCGGGGTTTACGAAAACTAACTTAAGCCCGGCCGCATTCGTGGCCGTGGTGGAAGTTGACCGCGCTGCGGCTGAGAGGGTGGCCGCAAATGACAGGAACGGACAAAGGCGGGGCTGCTGGAAATGACAGATTTTATCTTGGAGATATTCTATCATTTACCGTTCTGGAAAACGGCGATTATTCTCGTTTTTGCCCTGATTGGCGCGTTGCTTCAAGAGGCTGGTTTCTGGCAACGGGTGCTTACCTTCTTCATAGGTATTGCGGCGGCTGTGACCTTCACGCAGCCGTTGATTGATTTCTTTGAACTTAAGCCTGCTTTTAGTGAGGCAACGGCCGGAGTGCTCGCCATGAGCGGGCGTAATATGACGGCGTTTGTTTTGCGTTTGTCTCGGGATCCCGTCAAAGCGGCGGGGGTGATTATAAAGATTTGGAGGGGCTACCGGTGAGCGTATAAGAGGAAGGGCTATGACTGTATCCCGCACAACCTGCCTCTTATTCTCACCAATAACTCAGGACATGCATTCGGTTCCTAATACCCATGTGTGAAATTAATTTCACATAAGAACTAGGAGATATTGATGTTTGTAGCAGTCTATCGAACCTCTATTCTAAGCTTGGGTGTTGATGAGGAAGAGGCAGTCAGTCAAGCACTGCGCATTTTGAAAAAACTACCGAATGAGGAGAGCGCTTATATTTCTAATCACTTAAAGATCTTCCCAGTTTCAGAACAAGCTTGCAATCAGATCATATATAAGAAAAGTATATCTCTAAGAATTAAAAATGGAGTCGTTGGATCTATGTAGTAAAAATTCCACTCTGCGGCGGGGGTGGTTCTTTCTGATGTGTAAAATTAAGTTATTATATAAAGTATATATTTTTAATAGTTAGATATACTTGGTGTTATTTGTAAGTGTTGGTGTTTTGGAATTATTGTCGCATGTGAATCGTGTTGATAAACGATAAGTAAGTTTTTATTGAAATATTGCGCATGTGCTTCTCTTGAAAATTCAAGGATTCCATCATCAGGTTGTGCCCCTCAACAATAGATTGTCAAATATCCGAGGGGCGAATGATGAAATTGAATACCAACGAAAACAACGGGCTTGTTATAATGAGGCGGTGGCAATGGCGCCTCATTTGTTTAAGGAAGTTCTTTTGGCTGGTTCCAATGACTGGCGGGCTGGCTTTGGCTGTTGTGGCTGGTTGGAGGATGATATCGGCTTTAATGCGTTTGGACGCATTGGCAGTTGCTGTTTGCTTTTGGTGCGTGTTTGTGGCGTTGGTTTACGTGAAGTACTGCATTTGCAGAATTGCTGGGGATCGTGGGGAATTGGCAAGCTAGTAGCAAACGTGAATGGAAGGAAAGTCGGTGCTGATGGTGTGTGACCATAGCTGTCATTCATGTTGTGATATGATTTGTACAAGCAAAGAGTACTTGCTACGCTGAGTTGTTAATGTATCATTTGAGCAGAGTGACAGGAGTGAACCGATCTCTTGGAGTTAGATTTGATATGACGTGCGGGCATACGAGACGTTCACTGGGCATGAAATTATGGCCAACCAATATAGCTTGCCAGTCACAATAGCCGGGTCACCTTTTAGAAAGGAGGATTGGCAAGTGGCTTTAATTAACGGCATTCAAAATCAAGAAAACCGAACGAAAAACTATCTAGCATCAGCGACCAGTTATTTTCCATTATGGAACGATGCCAGGACAGCCGGATTGGTCCACATTGTTGGCTTCATTGGATTCTATCACTTGTTCTGGCTCTGCTGCGTCCGCAGTTATCCGGAAATTACAGCCTGAGCCGCTGCCCGGGAAGCAACCGTCGGGTATGTCCACTAGATGTTGGTGGGCCGCCCCTGCAGCCAACGCAGGTGTTGCAAGGTCTACTGTACCCACGATCGGATCAAACTGAGAACTGGGGCTGAATATGACTCTTGTAGTCGAAGCCCCCGCGGCTGCATCTCCCTGATTGCGAACACGCAGATGCAATTGTACATCTTGAACAGGGGAGCCTGCTGGCAGCGGACCACAATAATTTTGCGGGAAGGTTCCTGGGGCATCGTCTGGGGGCGGACCGAAGACGGGCTCGGGCAAGAGGTCCGGACTACCAGGATCCGGACGTGTAGGCTTGCGGCGTTCTTTGATCTGGATAATTTCCATGCCGGAATTTTGTACTGTACGCATTGGCGTGCTGCAACATCCCTGGGTCTGATCGACGATGGCAGCTGATGTGTAGACACCTGTGACATCTAAGCTTTCAAAGCTTTGGATGACTACGAACCCTTCCACATAAGACGTTGGGAAAGCCCCTTGGAACGCTCGTGCGCGAATGTCTTCACAGTCGACTTTTAAGGCTTCGTCATAGCGCAGCAAATCCTTGCCCATTTGAAGGATTTCTCCGGGAGCCTGTTCGGCTGGTGGATACGCCACCGCTACTTTCTTATAAAAGATCGCATCTTTATCCCATGGATTATGGATATTTACAGTAGTGCCGTAGACCCCACGCGTCAGACGCAATGTCCGAGGATCGTCTTGTATGCCACAGACAAACTTAGCAGCATATTCATAAGGAGGTTGAGTGCATCGCGCCGTGTCTTCACCGTCGGCACAAGCCTCAAACAAAGCAGCTTCCTCTCCGGTCAACTCATCTTCAGGAAAGAGTTCTGTATCATGGGGGTTGCCTGGTGCAGAGCGTGATGGCAAGAACAGATTGCTCCAATCATCCCAACCTGCCAAAACTTGGTTTGGAGATGCATCGCACGATGAGGTGGAGGTGAAGTTGGCATCAGAAGTAACAGTACCTGCTTCAATGCCATTTTGCTGGTTCCAGTCAATCGGCCCCATACCTGCCCCTGCAATGCGCGAAGTGCCATCGGTCCCAAAGAAGGTATTATCGGTTCCATCCTGTACTCCCAGCGCTTCGCTCAAAGCGGCTTCGTTCAAGTTTGGCAGAGCACTGGCAGAATAATCAAGTCGTGGCCCCGGTAAGGTCGGGTTCGGTATATGTCGGGTCTGGAATGAATAGTTCATCACACTCAGGTAGTTGGGTTTACAATTTGTCGAATCCCCACCCCCGTGGCCGAGACCCAGCGTATGGCCTAGCTCATGCATGATCGTGCCTGCTTGTTGGCGCCGTGAACCCACACTGTGACCAGAGGCGTCTGATGCCCACGCAGATCCGCCTAAGGTGACTACAAAGTTCCCTCGTTTGGCTCTTCCTGATGATGACCCTCCGTCTCGCGTATGCGCGTTGAGAGCATAGCGATAAATGAGAGCTTTTGCCGATAACAACGCAACTGCATTAGGGGCGGATCGCTCCGCAACAGTCCCGAACTGTGCATCACGAATGTCATCAAAGTCAGTCCAGGTGGTGATATCTAATGTCTCTGGAAGCTGTTCATCCAAATCTATTAGGAGATCTATGCCTGTCGTGCCATCAGGGTTTTGGTTGGGAGCCGCTGCAAAGGCTGCAATCACATCATTTATCGCATCCGCACGCGGTAAATGATTGAGCATATAATCCATCTCAACATAGATATTTTTGCGATCAGGATCGGCATCTGGCGGAGTATAATCCACGACACCATCGCAATTAACATCAATACCGCTTTGCTCCCAGCTGTCAAAAAGGCCGTCTTCATCCCTATCTGGTCCGCTGGTCCGGGTGGAACGAAGGGCCAGGGCATTCACAGCTCGTCCTACACCCCAGCCATCTCCACCTTGCCGCAGGGTGGAAAAGCGCTGGAAGCGATCATCCAATATCATCCAACGTGGACCTGAGCCCCCATTGCGTCCCACAGCGATTTCATCCACGAAGTCACCGTCAACATCTCCTACCGCCAAAGCCCGGACAGAACGCGTGATTCCCCATGTACTTGCCAGCTCTCCCAGAGACGTAAAATTCCTGAGGGCATCATCAAAGGTTAAGATGCGTGGGCCGGAACCTGCATTGCGCCCGATTATCAGCTCATCCAGACCATCGCCATCCACATCGCCAAGTGCAACAGCGTTGGTGCGGCGAGTCCCGCCCCAACCATCGCCACCACTGGCCAGAGTGGCAAAATTGCCTTCAATCCCATCCAAAACCTGCCAGTGAAAGTTGGGGCCAGTATCCCTTCCGATAGCGAGTTCAGCAATTCCATCGCCATCTACATCTCCAGTCGCAAGGGCAGTTACTCGGCGAGCTGCCCCCCAGGTATCGCCCCCAACGAACAGTTCGGCAAAATTGCCCTCTGCATCATCCAATACCAACCAACGCGGCCTGGCTACGGCACCGCCGCTCCGGCCAACCACCAACTCTTCACGCCCGTCACCATCCAAGTCCCCAAATGCTAAGGCTGTGACCCGCCTGTCGGAACCCCACGTGGTCCCTCCTGTATGCAAAGTGATGAAATTTGCATCCCGGTCATCATAAATGCGGTAGCGAAAACCGGTAGGACCATCGCGGCCTACAGCCATTTCTAATGCAGCATCATCATCCACATTTCCAAAGGCAATAGAGGTTGCCCGCCGTCCTGCGCCCCATTCCTCTCCAAAAGTGTCTATTTGAGAAAACCCAGCAGAAGCATCGTCAAAGAGCAACACGCGCACAGACTGAGATACTGCACCGTCACGCCCAATGGCAAACTCATCACGTCCATCTCCGTCAATGTCGCCAACTGCAACAGAAAGCGTTTCGCGGGCTATGCCCCAACCATCGCCGCCTTCGCTCTGAATAATAAAGTCTGCAGCTGAGTCCCCGTAGACGAACCAGCGCTGATTACTGCCCGCATCCCGTCCCAAAACAAGCTCGTCCGTACATGTTTGATCCAGATCAGCCAGAGCCGGGTTTGAAAGAATAAGGAGAGCGGATCCGAGAATGGTAGGTAGTAAACACAGCTTAGGCATGCTTAACTCACAAGCAAAAAGGGTTGATAACTTCTTAGTCGCATACTTTAACTATCTTCGTTATCCTGACATACCCCAAAAAATTACTAGTAAAAATATAGTTGTTGCTTGAGCTTACTTAAGTGGGCGTTGTTACAGAACTCGCTGATGATGTGTAGGCTCTCTGAGCTTTTCTTTTTAGAAGGTTCTCTTTATGCCGTTTACACACAATGCCGATCGTCGTCATAAGTTCGCTAAAGCCGACTACAAGGTAACGAACTGGTCAGACTATAAAGAGAGCCTACGTCAGCGTAGCGATATCACTAACTGGCTAGATGAGAGCGTGGCCCATTTCTGGTTTGCTCAGACACCCAAGCGACGTGGTCGACCTGCCATGTTCTTTGATTTTGCAATTAAAACCTGTCTTCGCGCCCAGTCTGCCTTCAGCCTTGCTTTGCGACAGAGTGAAGAATTTGTGCGTTCCGTCATAGCCCTGATTGGTCTTGATTTGCCTGTTCGTGATTTCTCTACTCTGTCACGCCGCTCTGGCGGACTGGTGTTTTCCAAGCCCAAACCAGAATGTGTATCAGCACCATCAACCGTCGTGATCGATAGTACCGCCTGAAGGTCTTTGGCGCTGGCAAATAGCAGGAAATCAAACACGGAACAAAGAAAAAGCACCGAATATGGCGAAAACTTTACCTCGGGATCGACCTTGAGAGCGGCGAAACTCTGCGCAGTGAACTGACCGTAGACAATGTTGGTGATCCAACCGTTGCATCGGATATGCTGGATTATGTTGGGGGTCTGGTTGCCACGTTCCTTGGTGATGACTTCCCAACACGACAGGAAGTAGTGGACCGTTATGAAAGCGTTGAAGTCATCATACCACCGCACAAAACAGCAATCGCCAGCCTTAAGGTTGCGACAGCTCCGACTGCACCTGACCGGGATCTTCTGCTCATAGAGGGACATGGCAGAGTGGGCTGGCAAAAGTAGAAAGGATACGGGCGCGCTTACAAGGGGAGACCTTAGTGGCGCGCTACAAACAAGTCATCGCGACCACACTCAAGTCCCGTAAGTTGGAAGATTAGAAGATGGAGGCTAAGGGCGTGGCCGTAAGCTGAACTTGCTTTGCGCAACACGGCCCTTGGAGGGCAAGAATCCAGCTCACTTGAACCGCGTTTCGAAAATATTGCACGGTGCATGAAAGGCTAATCTGTTGAAGTTGCACTGCGGTATCAAGCTACTTTCCAGTGAGGGGATTGCGCCGAAGCAGGTAATAAAGGAGTACTCACAAAAACGTTTGCATCAACCTCCTTAGAAGCCAGCCCAACTTTCGATAGAAACACCTGTATGTCCGCAAGTGGTCAGTCGGGTAGTTTCCAGATCGTCCATAAGAGTTACTGTAGAAGCCTTCAGTTGGACGTGTCTCAACCCATGATAGAAACACCTGAATGGCAGCTCATGACCCTCAGGGTAAAAACTCTCCGAATTTACTCCCATTTGGAGCGATGCTTTATTTTCACCTCACAGGAATGCAAATAGATGCTGTGAAAGTTAGATGCGGTACATGTCCTACAAATTGCCCTACATTTGAAGATTGCACATAAGTCTGCGCTTAAAGCTTGCCCGTAATGGTAAAAGGAAACTCCAAAAAAAAGAAATACCATCAGAATTCAGAGGGGGATTTGGGGTTCTTAGAGAGAACTTTTTGGGTTCTAAAAACCTTATATGTTACCCTCTACGGGTAACGAAACGGCAAAAAAAAGCCCGCTTTCGCGGGTTTTTCTTTAATCATCAACTACTTAGAACAAATAGTGATGGCGGAGGGGGTGGGATTCGAACCCACGGAACGCTTACACGCTCGCCGGTTTTCAAGGAATGTAAGTGCAATAGAAATATCGCTTTTTTCTTAGAGGGTTAGCGTCATGATACGGGTTAGGTCTGGGACTTTTCTGGGAGTTTATGGCGGATCCCGAGCTTTTTCTTGAATTCCCTAGACGCCTGATGTTCATACTTGGAGCTGTAGCAGACCCCTCGTAAAAGTGGAGCACTACTTTCTACGTTTGCCTTTCAGAGTTTTCTTCGACGGTTTTTTTGGGAGTGATTCAACAGCTTGATCAGTCTCGGAGTGAGCCTGCTCCAACTGAACTCGCAGATCATCTGTCATGAGGTGAGCATATTTTTCTGTAGTGCTGGATCGAGTATGCCCAAGAAGGTCACGCGCTACCAAAAGGTTCCTGGTTGCTCGAAGTGTCCTGGTCGCAGCAGTGTGACGAAGGTCATGTACACGCAGTTTGGGATTGCCAATTTTCTTCGCAGCGGCTTTGAAGTAGCTATAAAAAGCACCGTGAGTGATGGGATACCGTTTCCCTCGTTCCCGGCCATTTCGCGTACTTTGTGCGATATATGTAAATACAGCGTCAGGATGGTTTCCAATGTTATTGGAAAGGATTGCTGCCATAGGTGATGTGATTGGGATCGCAATCTCACGACCTCCGGGCAATTTCGACTTCACATAGAACTTCATTACCATCGCTACAAAGTCTATGTGCTCGTCTCTTAAGACAACACCACTACGCACCATGACATTGGATGCTCTTGGGCCTGCATAAATCAGAAAATCAAGGAGGTCATGGAAGTCTTCCCGCAAGTGCTCTTTTATTCTGCTCTGCTCATCCTTGGTCACTTCAACGACACGGGCTTGCGGCTCTGACAGTAGCACCTTTCCAAAGCTTGGAAGTTTCAAGTCCGTTTCCCAGATATCATAAGCATAGTTCATGATGGTCCGAAGCAGCTGAATCTCACGGTTTATCGTGGCTGGGGCAGGGAGCCTATTGCGTTTATTTGGCTGATCCCTACGTTTTGCAACATATTTGGATAGGTGCTTGGTGCGGATCTCCGCAAGATTAAAAGGCAGTCTGTCTTCATCCAAGATGTCAATAAGATTGTCTTGCAGTAGTTGCATCCGCCAGGAAAGGGTGCTTGGGTCGGATTGGTGTTTCGCCTTCTCTTCCCAAAACTGATCGAAGGCATCGTCAATTCTAGTGATGTCAACTGGCGTTTTGAGCTTGTCACGAACCAGTTTTTCTACGTTCTCCGCTTCCCGCTTTTTGGTTTTCCCCGTGCTCCCGTAATAGCGACGACCGTGCCACTGGAAGTCGTAGTAGAATTCTTTACTTTTGTAGTTCCCCTTGTTGTCTTTAAACCTAAAGACGGACATGCTGCCTCCTTTCTGGGCGTTAGTAAATATTCAAATAAGAACGGTAAAGAGTAGTAACGGCGCTTACCCTTTACCTTAAACTTGATCTCTCCTTTGTCGCCAGCTGTGAAAAGTATCTCTGTATCAGTACCAAGTATCTCAGCAGCCTTGGTATGGCCGACCAGAAGAGCCCCCCCCATAGCCTTGCGAAGATCTTCCAACGTGGCTTCGGAGGCCATCCTAAATATTTCTGGTGAGATTGGTCTACTCATTGTTTCACCTACCGACTTTGTTGGACTGTTCCGCTCTTGCATCAGCGGCGATATGCTGGAGGCGCTCACCTACTTTTTCGCGCCAGCCCTCGCCATGCTCTAGGGTGAGGCCAATCAGCCAGTGCAGGACATAAGCTTGTTCAGCTTCAGTCTTGTGTGGAATGTCTTCGCCGCCTCTGCGTAATGCGTGTGCGATTGGGCAGGTTTGCATAATCATTAGGCCCAGCACGTCACGCAGTTCCTCGGTCAAATTTTGCGGGTATTCAGCCACTCTCACCTCCAGGGTTGTTGGACTACTGCTCAAGATGAGCTTTCAAAACCTTATCGACGGTCGCTTGGCGTGGTCTCCAGATGTGACGACACCCCAAACAGGAAAGAGAATACGCTGATGGGAAACCTGAACTGCCCGTTGCATAGATACCTTCTGCAGCTGCAAGGGCTCGCTGTGTATCTTTTTCAGCTTCACTCAAATCCCCATTCCTCTCTCTGTTGCCTGACGCTTCATCCTCTCCCAGCAGAGCCCGACGAGGTTCCAGCGCTTGTTTCTGGTTGCGCGCTGGCGAAGGTTCTTTAGGTCTTTATCAACGAGCTTGTAGTGCTTGGCGCAGATCCACTCTGTGTGGCCTTGGGGTAGGGGCTTGCGCCTTGTTCTGGAGCAGTGGGGGATTAGGCATAGGGTTCTCAAACTCTGCCCCCAGTTCCTTTGGTAACTTACCCCACGCCTCTCGATCTTTACCCTTCTCTGTAAGTGACCAGCGGCCGGTATTAGGGTCACAAATCACTAACCCTCTGGACTTCGCGCTATCCAAGCCTGCTCGCATTACCCGCCTAAGTTCTGGGTATCGCGACAGCTCATTCAGGGTGTAATCTCGGCGCCTTAGTCGGTGAAAGTAGAAGCTGGGACGGTTCTTCATTGATCTCCCAAGTATCTTTCTTCGCGGCATCAAGCTTCCCCTTTCAGTGATTGAACTTCCTTCTTAAGAGCTCGAAACTCGTCGGCTGCTGCAAGCAGCCAAGTTCCTGCAATTCCACGGCCGTTGCTGTGCATTGAGTCCCCAACTCTTTCCTTTGTGCGTGCCTTGCCCTCTATCAAGTGGCAAATCTTCTCACATAGTTCAGAGCAAGCTTTCTCAATCAATTCAGGAAACAGACTTGCAACGTCTTCCTCTGTCAGTCCCGGTGCAATGTCGCCCATATGGATGTTGGAGAGGACTTTGTGTTTGTCTTGCAAGTCAGATTTGAGCTGCTCAAGCTCTGCTTCGTGCGCTACAACTTTGCGCGACAACCAGCGGATACGATCCTTTGCAATTGTCGCACTCTCAAGGTCGTTGCTGCACATGAACTGCATGTTCGCAACCTGATCATCGGACAAATGCCCGCCTGTGGTTTCATGGCGTTTGCAGTCGTATCGCTTGCCATGCGGATCTTCTTCTCCGTTCTCGCGCCAATCGGCTGAAGGGGTTGTGAAGGGCTTGGAAGCTCCTCCAGCAGCTTTGATTGCTTCTTGCACCAGTTGCCATGCAGATGGCGGCATCTGCTGCCGGTCATCATTTTCAAGATTTTCAAGGGCTTCTAATAGGATCTTAATGAGGTCTTTCTGGTCCCGAATATGACCAAGTACGGCCCGAAGCTCCAAGAGAGATACCTGGTAATCCAGCATTGAGCCGATCCCTTGAACTTTGTTTAACCGGTCAAGGAGTAGTGACATGTCTGTCATGCTGTCTACCTACCTGCTACGAACTGTGCTGCCTGAATGAGCATCTTTTCGTTGCGTTCTTTAAGATCGGCTTCCATGGCTTCGATAGCGCGCTTGAGGTAGCTCGAAAAGTCCGCCCTTATCGCCTGTTCGATGGCCCTTTTGGTAGCATCTCCAATAAGCATGGTGTTGCGATAGCCTAGATCTAAATGGCATCGCTCAAAGCTAAGTTGGATGGACTCAACTGAGGCAGGGGTCTCAATGCACTTAAGAGCGGTTTTTGCGGCCTCTAGGTCTTTAGCAAGACTCTCGATTTCTTTTACTGCTTGTGACAAGCTGGACATTACGCGGCCTCCCGTTCAAACTCATCAACGTTGCACTCGTGAACCTTGAACTCAGTGACGCTTACCCATGGATTTGCATCCCAGCCAAAGCCACGGGCTTTGTTGAGGGAGTCCCAGAGCGAACGGAAGCTTTCATTTGGGTGGGGTAGATACTCAGCTTTGCTGCTGTAATCTTTCCATCGGCGGTCATGGTGCCAGGAGGGACGTAATGCCTCTTCGATACCTTCTGCAATCGCATCAGGTGTGCTGATGTCCTGCAACCGCTCTACGCGCACACCAGTCACTTCCAGCGTGATGCGGGAAAGCTTGCGCGGCATGTGAATTGAAGGTTTAGGCTTTTCCCAGTCGCCAAATTCTGGCTCACCATCTGCCCAGAAGTGCATTCCGTACTCATTGAGGGCCACATTCTCCCAATGCTGTGGTGGTATGTTGTACTTGATGAAGTCATTGATTGCTGGCGCCGAAAATCTCTCACGAACATAGAGCAGATCGCCAACAAGGTGCGGCATTATCTTAAGTAAATCCTCGTGTCTGAATGAGCACCATACTTTGTCTTTGCGCCGGAACTCCCAGTCGAAACCTTTCGTTTCGCTGAGCATGAAATCGCTAAGCGCGGGATAGCCTTTGAGCCTGTTCAGTATGCGCCGCGTCTGTGTCTTACGCCCTTCAAGTAAGGCATTGACCATCGGGCCGGAGAATAAGATTGGTCTGGTAGACATTATTTAGCACCCCCAATTTCCTCAAGGGCAAAGAGGCACAAGAAGGCTATGAAGAGTAGCCAACCCCAACCGTCCTTACCGCCTTGCGCGATTAAGTAAACGGCTCCAGCAACAGCAGATGCGCCTATGAAACCAGCAGCAAGTGCAGCCATCAAACAGCCTCCTTCTTGACAGCCTGAAGCACCATCTGTCGCTTAAGCGCTTCACATTTGCGATTTAAGTAGCTGACTTTCTTGCGATCGTTATTCCAGCACTTCCTGAAGTGCCAGGCGTCTTGCAAGGTGCGATAGTCATAAACAACACCGCCAGTCCGCTCTTTGTACTCGTCAATGAGCTTCTGAAACTCCACTGCATGCACTTCATAGCCGCCGACAAAGCAAAAGCAGCCCCGCAAGTCTTCTTCGGTGCTAAGTCCGACCGCGATCCGTTCAGGCTCTTGAGGTCCGGCAACTTGCCAAAGCTGCCCCCAAGCTGCAATTTTGCTGCCATCCTTCATGGGAACGTCAAACCTTGCGCCCGCAAACGCTAGATCAATACTGTGGCGTGCAATTTCTGGCTTGTTGTGCGACCTGCCATCCCATCCCAAAAACCTATAGAATGGGCCGTCTTTAGCTTGCAGCAGTTTGCTATCAAGCCATTCATACTCTGCGGTTGGCATTCGGTTGAGGACGTAGTTCCGTTGCTCTCTCCATCCTCCACCAAGATTGGAGAAGTTCGAAACAATCCTCTCTATTCTTATTGCGCAACTCATATCCTCTTCCTCACTCTTGCTGCTGCAATGATCCGCTGTGCGGCTTCCTCATCGCCAGAGATAGCGTAAAGATCTCGTGCGACTGCGAGCGGGTCGATGCCTTGGGTTTTCCAGAACAGGTGCTCATTCTGGCTGTGCTGCTCGTCATGCTTTTCCCTGATCATCGGAACGACCCAGCAATCATCAGGCTTGGTGGCTTTGCCAGTCCGCGACTTGTTGTAAAGCGGGTCGCCATAGCGGATGTGGCAAGGGTCAACGCCATACCGGCCAGTGATCAGGCAAGGGAGCTTACGGACAAAGGCCAGGTGGCCTTCATCCTTTTTGCGCTTCTTCTCTTTCCCTGAGGGGTCAAGGGTGAAGGCGGTGCTCGGGCGTAGGATTCGGGAACTCATCACGCTGCTTCCTTCAAGGGTGAAGGGAATTGGTGGTGCTCGATGCCATCGAGCAAGCGACCTGCGGTTTTTTTGCCTAAACGGGCGCTCACAATCCCGTTCTTCCAGCCGTCTCTTGTGCCGTCAGGCCATGCCCAAAGTCCGCTATTTTGACCAGGCATCGTGATCTTATTCTCAATCTCGGGTGTGCGTTCAATTGGCAACCATTCCCCCCATTGTTTGAAGAGAAATGGAACCCCGGCAGCGGCGCATTGGTCGCGAAGGGAGCGGAAGCAATCAGGGTGAGTAGGACGCGCGCGAGATCCACTTTCTCCGCCTGCAATTACCCAATCAATGGAATGCACCCAAGAGTCATGCTCATGGATGTAGCCCGTCAGTGCATTCAACCTCTCGCCGCAGAAACCCACTATATCAGTTAGGTCTACAGGCTCCATCAAGGGCTCACAGGAGAGGAAGCGAACCTTACATGGTGTTTGTCCCAGATGCTTGATGCGCTGCGCTGCTGACGCTTTATCCTCAACTGTGGCACCCATCCAAACATTGTCCGGAAAGGTACCGTAGCTCCAGTGGCAAAGCTTCTGGATGTTCTGTGGGCGCTTTGTCAGAATAAGCCAATCAAGGTGAGGGGTCGCCTCAATTAGGCTCCATAGATCTTCACGCCACTCCTGCGGGGCTTCTTTATCAAACACGTCTGCAAGAGAAGCGCAGAAAACACGAGGACGGGTGCTTGTGATCCGCGCATCACGGTCCCACTTGAGCGGCATTTTCCAGTTCATGGAGCTGGTACGTTGACGAGGCTCTTTTGCTCCCCATTTCACCTTTTTAAGGCGCTCTTGCATCATTGCTTCCGCGTAGCAGTTGTCGCACGCAGGACTTATCTTGGTGCAGCCCATCCAAGGATTAAAGGTGTGGTCGCACCATTCAATGTTGGTGTTCTCAGCCATCAGCCTTCTCCTTCCACACTGGGGCTGTTCTGCAGCACATCCAGTGCAGCGTGCTCCTCCACCAACTGTTCAGGCGTCAAATACGCGATAGTGTTGCCATCACGACTGCTCAGGCCAGTTGGGTTGATAAAGGCGGGGCCAGCTAAACCGCTATCAACCACTCCAGCGACCGTAGAAAGCAGCCTATAGCGGCTTAGAGAGATCGAGCCGCAGTGCGTGCACGGGGAACAGCGATAGGCGTTATTTTCGGCATCGGCAGCAACACGCAGATAGTCCACCACCTTCTGACGTTCTTTGTAGGCAGCCATGCGAGCGCACAGGTGGTAAATTGTCGTGTCGCCGGTCTTCTGCTTTGCTGTTGTGATGTAGCCGACCACAGTCGATTGTGAGAGCCCCAGATCCTTTGCAGTCTCAGCCGATGTTTTGCCTGAGATCAGCGCGTCTGCACATTCCATCTCGCGCTCTGTCAATCCGAAGGGGCGTGCTTGCTTTTTAAGGTCTTTGCTTGGAGTAAATGCATTCATTTCAAAAAAGCTCCGTTTAAGAATTGGCTGAAAAATGAGATGCCAGCTTTCAGGAAGAGCGCGGAAAATTGAGAGCGTTCAGTAAAACTGCCAGAAGCGTCTTTTGCCCACGCTCGGTGTGTGCCCATTCTTCAAAATGTTCGAGTGTGGCAGCGTTAAGTGGCTCTTCGGTTTGTGCAGGAGGGGTTGGCTGTATTTGCCACGGTCTTAGAGGTGTTACCTTGCGCTCGCACTTGGCAGGAAGCACATAGATTTCTTCACGAGAAGACCTTGCAATTCTCTCCATGTAGTAGGTGGCAAGAACGGTGGCCTGATGAATGTCAGTGGTCCACTCAATCTTCTTGCCTGGTACCCAACCCCGATCTGCCAGGACGGCGTACTCACCCTTAGAATTTCTTATCAACGATCGATTGCTCATGGCTGCTAGATCTCCGTCTGGTGATGACAGGTAAAGGGGGTGGAAAGGGCGCGTACGCCCTATCTGTCCTCGCTAGAGAACGGGTTAACTGATGGTTCCATTGAAGGGGACCTGAACGACCTGCACTTGAGAATCCGGGTTGCGAACAAGGTCAGAAATGCCTTGTAGTAGCTCTCTTTTAATAGCGTCTGGCTGCTCCTCTAAGCGGTCACGCAAGACGTAAGCAAGCGCGGTCACAGTGACTTCAGGGGTATGTGGATTGAAGCGTCCACGCTCGTGCAGGAACGTGGTTAGATCTGAAGCAAGGATTTTGGCGCGTTCAAAATGGGCTGTGTTGTCCATGTCTGGCACCTACGCTGCGACTTGCTGGGCAATGTTGATTAGCGAGCGTTGCCCATTCTTGGAACTGACGGCAAAGGCTTTCAGGAGATCAACCGCCCCTGGGATGGCAAGCAACTGGATTTCATCTGTCGCTGTGCTGTCCTTGGACATCTCAGACCCGGGAGCGCCTTCGAAGAAGAACGCTACGGGGACTTTCAGCGCATTGGCGATATCCTGCAGGCGGCTTGATCCAACACGGTTGGTGCCTTTTTCATACTTCTGGATCTGCTGAAATGTGATCCCCAGAGTGTCGCCCAGCTTCTCCTGAGTCATGCCCATCAACATCCGCCGCGTGCGAATAAGGGAGCCAACATGAACATCAACTGGTTTAGGAGCCTTCTTTACGTTTGACATGATTTCACCTTGGTTTTCAGCAGGCCGTTTGTTCGAAATGACCGCGTTTTAAGAGTTCAAAAAACAGAGACTTGGTTGCATTGAGACCTGACCAGGCATCAGCTTTGTCAATCTCGACGGGAGCGGGTAGGAGGTGAGCGCAGGCCTCTTCCATGGTGGGCCAGCGAAGCTGAGCCTCTTCAGTGTCCTTTTCCTTTTGGAGCAGCCCGCATTCACGGGTACAAACGGGGTCCTGAATGTTTAAAAACTCAAGACCAGGGCGCTCCCACCTGCCCACGAACGAGCCTTTTCTGGCCCGGGTTTGCTCTTCAAGATTGGTCAGAAGCGAAGTAACAATGCGCCGGTCAAATTCGCCGTATGTCACGACCCGCAGGGCCTTTCCTGCAAGGTCCGAGATTAACGCCAGCACCGCGTTCTGCTTTACGCCCAGCTGTTCACAGCTGCGTTCTTCAACGCCATGGATATTCTTTGCTTGGGGCTTGACGGTGCGTCCCTCGGCCTTGATCAGCATGTCGATTGCACTGATGCGGTTGCCCTGTGCATCGGACAGTTCCCCAGCAATCTTTAACGCCCAAGGTTGGGAGGAATGACCAAGCGGCAATTCACTTCGCAGCAGACCGCTGGTCACAAGGTCGAGGAACAACAGCATCAGCTAAAGGCCTCCTCGATCAGATCTGCAATATGGGTTTCACAGTCCTTTGCCGTGATCTTGCCGCTGACGCGATTTGCGCAGGCAGTGTAGATCCGTCTGAACAGGGCAACGTCTGTCTCATTCGGCGTGGCGTTTAACTCAGATGAAAACTTCTTATCGCCTTTCTTCAAGACCTCTTCGCTGCGCAGCTTGGACAGGTTTTGGGCATAAAGCTCAAAGGTTCCACGCGATATGGAAAGTGGAGTGCCGGAGGATGACGTTTTATCGTCAGCTGTGCCATCCTCCGGCGTGCCGCCCTCCTGGGGACCTGATCCGGACCGCGCCTGTGCAGGGGCTTGGTTGGAGGAACTATGATTTCCGGATTGGCGCTCCTCAGGAGAGAGCAGGGGGTTGTTCTCACGAGACTTTGTGATGTCCTTCGCTTGGCGCGCGCGATGGGCATCGTTTTCCAGAGCCATTTCATCCGGGGTGTAGACCCCCATAATCAGCCCTGGTTCATGCAGCCGCGTCCATTGCCTGTGGCCACGGTAGTGCAGCATAGAGTAGGGGTCGCTCTTCCACGCGGCATTCATCACGTCATCCTTGCCAGCTTTTTTGCTGCCGTATGTCGCCCAGTCTTTGACTGAGCCTTCCACCATTCGCCCTTCAGTGCTGCCGTCTTCCTTGAACGGTTTATCAGACAGGTAGATCTTGTAGTCGCCTGTCCCGCGCTCCCCCTCATATCGGGAGTGCAAGCGGATCCTGTTCATATTAAGAACGGCCTGGACCAGTTTGCCCTCATAGCAAAGCTTGCCATGCACAACGGCAGTGGCTTGTGCGACTGCAAGAGGGTCAATGCCCCAAGTGAGAGCTTGATTGACCACCAAAAAACAGTTGGAGTAGGCTTCTTCCGGGCTCTCGCCGCGCAGATGCTCGGGAAGTAGAGAGGCGCGTGAAATGGCAACGGCATACTTGTTGGTAAGCTCGAACCGCTCCTGGCTCAAAATATTGGATGGCGCCAGAACCTCACCTTGCAGTGAGGTGTCAGTGTGTTCATCCATGATTTGGAGATCGTTGCTCATGAGGCACCTCCGCGGTAGTCCTCATCATCCAAATCAATGGCGGGGTGCTGCGGGTGCCAGATATCGTCTTTGCCGTACTCTCCGACAAAGAAACGATAGGTTTCGAGTGCTTCGACGACCTTCTGCTTGTGGTCGTCTATGCGCTGTTTGCCTTTCCAATTTACGAGTTGAGGTTGCGGGCAGCCTTTGGTTTTAACAAACACCCAGACCCAGTCAGGGTCCTCGTCAGAGGCGAAACATTCCTCAAGGAAGGTGTCGTAAGGAGGCTCACCAAACACCTCAATGTCACCATCCCGGAAGAGTTCTTTGACGATGCCAAATGAGCGAAGGTAGTCAGCGGACTGGATTTCGTAATAGTTGGTTCGAATGGCAGCAAGAACCAGTCGCTGCATATTGCCGGTGGACTTGGGAGAGAAGCTCTTGAGGTCTACGAGGGCATGCCTGAGAAGACGGTCAACACGCAACTTCCGTTTGATGTCACCATCCATGTAAAAGAAGGAAACTTCTGGTGCACCTTTAATGAAGGCGCCATTTTCCATGACAGGCCCGAGGTCATGATCTTTCTGTAGCATTTGAGCAGCATTCTCGACCAGCGCCCAGTCTTTGACAGATACAAAGGTCTTGCCTTCATTGGCGGACAAATAGTCTTTCTTCCGGAGTTCAAGGACCTCTGCGTCCATATCGACTTCGAGCACCCATTCAATGAGGTCAGCTTTCTTTTTGCCGCTCATGCCTTTTTGATCATGTTCTTTCAGGAATTTGATCAGGTCTGCGTTTGTATCCAGAGCGCCCGGGTATTCGGAGGGATCGAACATAGGCGCAAAACGGGCATTCAGAGCGTCTTCACCCTCAAGGATGCGAGCATGCAATGCGGAGCCAAGATCAAACTCTTTGACGTGCTCCTGTCCCATGATGTTGTTGTATTGGTGGTCAGCTGGGTTGACATGGATTTCCTTGATAGGGGAAGAGCCAAGGGCCTCAGGGTCTGCGTGATAGATGTCTTCGGGGAGCCCGAAGTAGATACCAAGGGGGACCGGATCGCCAATTTTTAGGTCGAACATTTGGAACTCCAAGAGGTTTGGAAGAGAGGGCGTAGCCAAGGGCTACGCCGTTGAGTTGAAGGAAGGGGTTCAGAACTGGACGTCTTCAGAACTCAAATCACTAGCCAGATCGCATTCGTCCCACCAAGCTTCGACCGCACGTCCATCCGCCGCTTTGTAGTGAATGCGATAGTTGTTGGTTCCTGTGGTGTGCTCGGCTCGACTTTTGATCGTTCCGGTCTCTCCACTGGCAGTGATCTTGACCGTATCGTTGAGTTGGAATTTAAAGTTGCTCATGTTGTCCTCTCAGGGTTGCGACCGTGTTCAGCGGCCAGAAAATGCTTCCACGACCTCATCAACATTCAGACAAAGGTCTGTTGTCATGAAAGCCAGAGTGGGGAGATTGCCGTTGCCAGAAACCACCCCGACAACGTTTTTTTGATGTGCTACAAACCAACCGGCCATAAGCGCGGCGTCCTGGCTTGCAGGGAAGAAGAGAAGGCACGCATCAGCTGATCGCATGTCGCGTTCTAAGTCGGCGTAAGCGCTCTTCACGGCGGTGTCTTCAAGCAACGAGGACATGGCTTCTTGAGGGGTCCAATTGGAATACGCAGGGTCTACGTCGCTCCAGTCCAGAGCGTTTTTATTGCTGTCGATGACCGCGTGGTTTTCGTCTCTCAGCAGCTTGGAGAGCTTGTCTTTGACCGACTTGCTTGTTGTTGGTGCGATTAGGATGCGTGCCATAGGTGAAATGCCTCAGTTCTTGCTTACGATTTCACCGGCTTCGATAACGATGGCACCCTGTCGAGAGGACTCCACGGTCTCGATAAACACCTGCATGTCGTATTTCTTGGCAAAGCCTTCCAGTAGATCGAAGCTCATCTGATCGAGCAACGAACCATCTGAGATCCGGCAAATGCGTAATTCGGGATTGAGGGCAGCCACAATGGCGCAGCACACGCGGATCTGTTCTGCCTTGCTGGCCTGTGACAGCGGCAGGCCTTTGAAGGTCAGCCCGTTTTCATCAAAGCCAATGCCAGGGACTGGCAGGTCTGCGGTCTTAACAGCGTCCTCCGCCTTCTTGCGAAGCTCGTTAATATTGCCATCAAAGCCTCTCGCCTCCAGCTTCTTCAGCCGTAGCTCTTCTGCCAGCGCATCGTATTGCTGCTTTTTTGAGTAGAGGGCATTTGAAGCTTTGGCCTCTTCAATGAGTTCTTGAATTTCAGTTGGGTTGATGGGGCCTGGTATCGGAAGCAGTTCATCAAGTTTTGCCTGTATGTCGTTGGCAGCCTGATGTTTTGTCTCGGCTTCTTTAGATAATTCAACCGCCTGAATTTCGGCATCAGCGCGCAGTTTGTCAGCCTGTGCCTTAGCCTCTGCAATCAAGCGGTGCCCCTCTTCGATGGCGCGGGAGGTTGCACTTGCGCTTTCTACTGACTGAGCGTTGGCGGTGTCGCGAAGGCCCTTGATTTCGGCCTCAGAGGTATCGCGCCTGCTGATCTCGTTCTGACGCTCCTGGTTTCTCTCCTGAGCGCCCGCCAGCTGTTTGATCAGCTCGTGCTCGTCGATGGCGTCTTCAGGGAGTTTAGCCGGCAGCTGGAATGCATCCACACGGGCCTGTAGTGATTTCACGTCACGATTGGTGTTCTGGCGCTTCTCGGCCAGTGTGTTGATCTGCTCATCGTTCTCATCAAAGTCAAAGTCAGAGATCAGCGAGCGGAAGATCAGGGTCTGCTGCTTGCTCTCCTTTCGCAGGAACTCAATGGGATCCAGCGCAATCGAGTTGAAGAACTCGTTCAGCATTTCCTGCGGTTTGGGGAACCGCGCACCTTCCGGTGTCGTGAGTGTGAGGTTGGTGGTGTATTCCTTTTCCTCTTTGCGCTTAAACTTGCGGGTTGCAATGAGATGCCCGAAGTTGACTTGCAAGGTGGCGCTTTCTTCACCCTCACGGATTGGGTTGTCTGCAATCGCGCCTTTTCCTGCAATCGCTGCCCAAATCCCATCCAATGAGCCAGTTTTGCCCTGACCGTTTTTCCCTGTGATCTCGACAACATTCTTATCTTTGTCAAAATCCGCGTCAAACAGCTTGACGCCCATGTAGTTTTCAACTTTCGCACTAAGGATGCGCATAAAAAAGTCCTTTGGTTCTCAGCCATTGGAGGGGGAACCGGAGAGACGAGGGGCATAACTCTCCGGTTCCCTGAGGAGTGGGAGGTCTCCTCATGGTGGCTGTAAATGAAGATTGTCAGTGGAATTCCAAGTTACGGGGCAGGCGTCAGAAACTGGTCTGATGCTGGCCCGTCGACGAAATCAAATAATATACATTTTGGTGTTTGGTCTGGACTTTGACACATGCCCGAGTGTTCACCAGTTTTGATAAACTGCTGGTATGCTTTCTTTACGGTTCTGACATGTTCCAACTCCGCTTGATATTCAGCCAAAAGCTTAAATGCGTCTTGGCAGGCGATTTGGTTGCTTACGACTGTAGCAGTTCCAGACTGGTGTTTGCCCTTGAGCAAGCGAAAGAGCTCTTTGCGCATAACTGCCGAGAGCTTACGAGAATTGTTCTGCAAAGCCAGCAACATCCGGATCTTTGATTGCTCCAGATTGGTCAGGCTCTCTTCAACAACTGCACCGTTTACATTCATCTCGCTCTCCCGTTCTGGCTGTACGGTAATTGCGAAATTGGCCTTTTGTCAAACATTTTTTTGTCTAAAATCCAATTTTTTTGACGATGGATTGACTTTTAGCCAATTTTGGAATTACCACTAGCGTGCAAGTTCAAGCGGAAACCGGTCCGACTTGCATAGAAACTACAGCGCGATGGATGGGAATGAGGTTAAGCGCTTACGGGTCTCGTCGAGAGGGGTGTGCCCGTACCTCCGGCAATCCAGCCGAAAAAGTACCCCGGTGTCCAGCTTGGTTATTGTGCTGGCGCCCCCGGCAAAGCGATGGCTCAGCCTATACGGCAGATACGTTGCACGGGTGACGGCCAACCTGTTTTTTTAAACGGGTTTGGGTCTCGTCTGCCCGACTCAGCTCAGGTCTAGCCTGCCGACAGAGAGTAAATTGATATTGGAATGGTAGTAATGGTGTATCTAAATCCTATAGAAATAAGTGAAGCAATTTCGCTATTATCAACTGAATTGAAAGATAGGAATTTTTTTCTTGATTTTCATAGGTCTCATAAAGAATTCTCAAACGTAATAGAAAAAAGCGCCAAATCAAAGCTCGGTGAAAACATGAGTCTTTCACTGAACTCCTTCACACCAGCCGGGTTTTTTGGGATTTCGTTAAGTGATGACGGTGGTGAATGCGTAGCCAGTATTGCTGCACGTAAAGACAACCTAGGCGGGCAGTGCCTGGGAGAATATCTGCAGAATTATTTTGGGCGGATTTATACAAGCGAGAGTGGAGCTGCGGCCCTGGTTGACGCGGTTCCAGCTTATGCACGGCAACCTATGCACGAAATCTCCTATGTGGGAGAGCTGTGGGTACGCCCAGATCTTCGTAATTTGAAAGCGGCTAAGGCACTGGTTAAATTGGCAATTTTATTATCTGTTCAGATGTGGGGGGTAGGGTTCATCTACGCTTTCCTCACATCAAAACACATGAAGGTTGGCCCCCAGCAATATGGCTGGACACGTGCTTATTTGAAGGCGCTCAATTGGGAAAGAGCACCAGCAGAAATTCCAAATGACCTTGGACTTGTCGCTATCACATGCGATGAGACAGCCGATTTGGCTCGGCTTGTTATTGATGAACTGGGCTGGCATAAGAAAATAGCGTGATATTGCCGTGCTTTAGGCGGAATGGCAGGATGATTCTGAAGTAGTGAACAAACTCCACTCCGCCTTGGGGCAACGCAATCGGTGTGCAAAGAAGATCCAGCCTTGGGGCCAGACTTTGAGCGGAAATCTCATAGTCCGTCGACACTGTTTTCATCAAGACAGGGTCAACTTGTGCCCGTTTCAGTGGGGAATCGTTGGTCCACGATGCGCCATAGACACTGGCCAGGTATGATTTATCACCGACCATCAAGATGTCGGTTACGCCTGCGTTATCCATCGGGTTTGCGAAATGGTTGAGGTATGGCAGCAACTCTAAGAAGTTGTGATTGAGACAAAAGCTATTTTCTCTCCACGTTTCAAATAGTTGCGCTGCTTGGCTCCCCAAAAGCCCTTGCTCAGCGATGTTGGTTGGGTAGTTAATGATGGTGGTCATATGAGGTCTCGCGGTTATATCGTGCCATGACAACGGTTATATCGTGTCATGACAACGGCTCTTCTATTATGCTCGTAGGTAATCTCTTTTTCGCGAGCTGACAGGTCTTCCAGGTCTATCTTGTCAAAGCGTGACTTAATGAATGAGAACAGCAGGACTTCAATACCCTCATCCTCTGCCCATTCAACGAGCTGCATAAAACGATCTTCGATAGGTAAAGGGTCTTTCTTTTGAAGATCGAGGTCTTCCGATACTAATTTCAAATACATTGTTCCTCGCAAGGAAATTCCAAAAGCCACTTTATTAAAGTGTCATTAGGTTTTTGAGGTTTTGAGTGAAGATTTTCTTAATTCATGCTCAGAGAGCATGCGCTTGAGGTTGGGTAACCTCTACGGTAGTCAAGAAAAAAGCCGCCCTAGTTGGCGGCTGATTTACTTTGTTTCATCTTTATCATTTATCAGTCGCTTGAGTATTCGTTCATAGGTTTCCAGCAGGAAGTCCATACCTCCGCGTTGTTTACCGTATACGCGTTCCTCAATAGCCTCGGCTGCTTCCCAGGCTTTTTTAGCGAGTACTCCGTTTCCGCCATCTAAGTTGCCCTGAATGGCGTAGTGAAGTTCTTCACTGTCCAAGTTTGGATCTCGTTCTTCGCCAGTTTCCAAATAGTGCACTGAAACACCGAGGCTTCTCGCAATTTTGTTGAGAGTGTCGCCACGGGGTTCCTTTGTCATATCGCGTTCAAGCTTGTTCAGTCGGTCATAGCCAACGCAAGACACGTCTGCCAGCTTGACGCGGCTCCAGGAAAGCTCCTTACGCTTTTGAATAATTCTTTCACCTCTAGTCATGCTGGCATTATACATTAATTTATTTGGAATATTTTGGCTTTTGGCGCCAAATGCTGAATTTTTCACTCTTGCATTTTGCTTTTTGTCAAAATATATTGGCTTAAACGCCAATTTAGGTTGGCCCGTTGTAGAGGGTGTTTCTGAACCAATAGAGGTATTTCGCATGAATGATACTCCTTGTGAGCTCCCATCGGTAGAGCGGATTTGGGAGAGGGCAGGCCCTCCACGGAAGATTATCGGGAAAATAAAAGAGCGCTTTGGTACTCAAGTGAGTGGATCTACGATTGCAAACTGGCGGTCACAAAAAACCAAACCAAATCCAGATTTTTACTGGCTTATCGCTGAAATGTCTGAGTACACACTGGAACAGGTCTACCTCTCGTTTCATCCAAATAGCCGTGGCGCGAGCCGGGGTGCGAATTGATCTGGGATGTGAGCGGACTGGTTCCGCTTTCCTATGACCTGATCATGGCTGATCCCCCGTGGAAGTATGAGAATTGGTCAAAGAAGGGCGAGCACAAGAATGCCTCCAGCAAGTACACGTGCTTGAAGGTTGAGGACATCATGACCTTGCCGCTCAGCAACTTTTCTCAAAAGGATTGTTGCCTGTGGTTATGGGCGACAAACCCGATGCTGCCGCAGGCGTTCCAACTGATGGATGCCTGGGGATTCAAGTTCGTAACTGCCGGTCATTGGGTGAAGTACACTTACAACAAGAGGTTGGAACGGCGCACTTTGGGGTTTGGTACCGGATACTGCCTGCGCTCTGCAGGGGAGCCTTTTCTCATAGGAAAGATTGGTAAGCCCAGGTTTGCAAACAATGTCCGCTCTGTCGTTGAGGGCCTGCGCAGAGACCATTCGCGGAAACCTGAAGAAGCTTACGCAACAGCTGAACGCCTATGCCCAGATGCCTTTAACCGTCTGGATCTGTTCTCCAGACAGGTGCGACCCGGCTGGACTGCCTGGGGCGACGAAGTTCACAAGTTCGCTGCCTGATCTGCTGCCTGCTCAAGAATACCTGATTTGGAATTTTGCCCCCGAACCCAAAGAGGACAAGCATGTCTGACACCACCTTAGTGAATGAACCCCCACAAGATGCGGTTGTTACTACAACGCTCTCCAAGCTGCGCAAGGTCGCGGACACAGCAGCCAGCTCGCAAGGAGAGATGCGCGCTGAATACTCGAAAGCGGAGGCTGCCGGACTGAACCTGCAGGCTGCAAAAAAAGCACTCTCCTTACTGAAGAAGGGCGATGATAAAACGAAGGACTGGGTTGAAGAGGTCTGCGAAACTGTCCGGTATCTGCGGCTGTGCGGTATTGAGCTTACCAAAGACCAGCTTGAGCTGTTCAATTTTACCGACACCACTTTAGCGCCAGTTGATGAACGCGCTTATGTAAGTGGTCTTTCCGCAGGCCGTCTTGGTGAAAATCAAAATGAAAACCCTCATGATTTGGGCTCAGATGCCGGTCAGAAATGGATGGAAGGCTGGAATAAAGGCGCGGAAGAGCGACGTGTTGTTCTTTCCATGGAGCCGAAGAAAGGCCCGGATGCGGCCCCGGAACTCGTGAAAGGCGATCCAGATAGTGGTGATCCAGATCCAATGGATGCTGCTCTTGCTGCTCAGACCGAGGAGGACTGATGCGCTTCCTTGGGTTAGATGTTTCCAAATCCTGTACTGGGTGGGGATTGTACTCACCCGATGAAGTTGATGCGGGCACCCTCAGGTGTCCCATCAAGCCACCCTTTGGGCTGGTTCGCGGCAAGATTGATGCTGCTTACTCTGGCCGTGTTGGGCATTGGTATTGTCAAAATTTAGACGCGCTTCTGGTCAAGCTCAAGCCTGACTCAATTGGTGTTGAACAACCCTTACCTGGCAACCCTACGCGTACGAAGAAAGTCAAAGAAGACGATCAGAATTCGCTTGGCGACAATCGCATGGAGTTTCAGAAGGTCAAGGAAATCACGGTTGGTGGAACGTCTTTCGACGTAGTTCACTTTTTGAATGGTTTAGTGATGCTGTCAGTCAAGCTGGCGGTGCAGCGCAATGTTCCAGTAGTCTACGTTCCATCTCAAAGTTGGCGCAGTACAACAGGGGTCGGCAAACCACCAAAGAGTTCAAAAACCACACCGACCACTTGGTACAAAAATCGCGCTAAGGAGCTGTGCTCCGAGCTGGGCTACCCACAAAAGAGTGGCGATGCAGCTGAAGGTCTCCTGATCGCCTTTCACCTTCACTTGGAAAATTCACCTCAAGATCTGTTCGCGCAGAAAAAGGCGGTGTGATGCAAGATCTGTTTCAGTTTGAAAGTTTTCAGTCGCCAGTATATCCGCACGAAGAGCTGATCATTGACGCTTTTGCGGGTGGTGGTGGTGCCTCTACAGGCATCGAGCAAGCACTTGGCCGCTCTCCCGATATTGCGATCAATCATTGTGACAAAGCGCTGGCGATGCATGCGCAGAACCATCCAGACACGATCCATCTGACAGAAAGCGTCTGGGACGTCGACCTTAAGACCCATACCAACGGTCGCCCAGTTGGTTTGCTATGGGCCTCACCTGATTGCAGGCACTTTTCGCGTGCTGGGGGCAAGCGTATTCTCTCGCCGGAAGTGCGTATGCTGGCCTGGTCAATTGTACACTTCTGCCAGAAACTCAAGGCTAAACGCCCTCGGGTCATCATGGTTGAAAATGTGGTTGAGTTCAAAGGCTGGGGGCCGCTGGATGATGAAGGAAATCAAATAAAGTCTCGGGCAGGTGAGACGTTTGAACAGTGGTGTGAAGCTCTGCGTAAGCTCGGATACAAGCTCGAAGTCAGAGTTCTAAGAGCGAGTGACTATGGGGCGCCGACTATCCGAAAACGCTTGTTTATCATTGCAAGAAGGGATGGAAAGCCGATTGTTTGGCCTGCGCCAACACATGGAGACCCAAACAAAGCAGAGTTTGTTGGATCTGGCCTGAGACCTTGGCGCACAGCAGCAGAATGTATTGACTGGTCCATTCCCTGTAAATCGATCTTCAACCGGAAGAAGCCTCTGGTTCCAAAGACAATGAAGCGCATTGCGGCGGGCATACAGAAGTTTGTCATCGATGCTCAGGAACCTTTCATTCTCAACATGAGTCATGGTGGCAGATTGGAACCTTTGAGAAGACCCATGACGACCATCAAAACAGAAAAAGGTGGGTGCAGGGCACTTGTGATTCCTTGTGTTGACCGGCAGTACGGTAACTCCAAATGTGCTGATATCACAGACCCTCTTGGGACTGTAACTGCTGGTGGCGGTGGTGGTTCTGCTTTGGTGGCTGCTTTTTTGCACAAATATTATGGCCAGAAGCGTGATGGGGAGATACGCGGTCATCTCCCAGACAGTCCACTCCATACTCTGACCACTGCTCGCCGGTACGGGCTTGTTACCAGTCACCTCACGATGATGCGAGGAAGCTGCAAGCACGGAAGATCTGTTGACCAGCCCATGCCTACCAACACAGCAGGCGGCAACCATATTGCGGAGGTGCGCTCTTTCCTGACGGCCTATTATGGCACTAGCGTAGGGCAGAAGCTTTCAAGGCCTATTGGAACGACAACAACCAAAGACCGCTTTGGTTTAGTGAGTGTCGAGATCAGCGGTGAGCCATATGTCATCACCGATATTGGAATGCGAATGCTCACGAGCCGGGAGCTTTACAGGGCCAACGGCTACCCAGAGGGCCATATCATCGACTTTGAGCATAACGGCAAACCTTTTTCGAAAGAGGAGCAGGTTGCCAAGTGCGGGAACGGTGTTCCCCCTCCATGGGCCAAAGCTCTGTCGCAGGCCAACTGCCCGGAGATGATTGTTAGAGCGGAGGCAGCGTGATTGGCTCAACCTAAACAGCGTGCCTCTCAGATTCCGTTGCATGACATCCAGATCTTTTTGGGTGAATTGCAGTGCAGGGCAAAAGACCGGAACGGTGCACCGGTTCGTGAATTCCAAATGCACTTTGAAGGAGAGGGGGTCGCCCAGTTTCTTCGAATGCTCTACGCAGCTGAGTACCATCTAAGGAACTACGAGATCCGGCGCGTGGACGAAGATAAGGGGAGGCGGAAACATTGAGACAAAACGATGTTGCGACCGAGATCCGCGAGCTTCTTAATAGCCGTATCGCTCAGATTTGCGACTACTTTTACGGGGGCTGGATCACCGACCCCTCCAATAAACACAAAGGCCTGATGACACCAGCTAAGAAGGGGAAGCGCATCAGCTCTTCCTTTACAGTCAATCTGGATGGAGACAGGCAAGGCCAATGGTATCGCTTTTCTCAGCAGATTGGAGGTGGCTCTGTTGAGCTTGTGGCCTATGCGTTGGGATATGAGCCCAAATCGGCTGAAGGATACCGAGAAGCTTTTAAATGGGCGCGTGGTTGGCTTGGGATCGACGACAGGCAAGAAACTGAAGAAGATCGTAAAGAGCGAGAGGCCCGCCAAGCCAAAGACCGGGAAGCCAGGGAGCGCACGAGACAGGAACGAGAGCAGGCGGTTTTGGAGCGCGCACAGCGCAAGGCCGTTACAGCTGCGGAGATAGCAAAGCAGTGCCGGCCAATCTTGGACACTGCTGCTGAACAGTATCTGTGTGGCGCAGGACAGGGGCAACGCAGACTACCTCCCGTATCCGCATGGCCGACTGACCTGCGCGAACACATTGGGTTTCATCCAGGCCTTGAGATGGAAAACCTGCGTCAGTACCGCGACGAAAAACTGATCAAGAAGGGGCCGTCTTTTCCGGCTCTGGTGTTTTTCCTTCAGGACCCATTTGGAGACATCGTTTCTCTGCAACGCATTTTTTTGGATGCTGCCATGGGTGTGAAGATCACGCAGACGAATGACACCATTCCGAATGCCAAGGTTATGTTCGCTGCGTCCTCCGGCGCGGCCTGCAGAATAGGGGGCGATGCCTCGCGCATAGGTCTGTTGGAGGGTGGCGAAACTGCGCTTGGAAATTGGGCGCTTCATGACTTCCGTTATCCCATGTGGGCCACTATGAGCACCAGCGGCATGGTGACGTTCGAAGCGCCCGGGTTTGTTGAGCGCTCCGATATTTTCCCTGATAGCGATAACGCAATCTCAGAGGGTGAGAAGGTTGGGGAGCCGCCTGGAACGAAAGCTGCCGAACAATGCGCTGCCAATCTGCGGCAAGTCGGCGTCCATGTCGTGATCAATGAGCCCTGCATCTACAAATGTGACAACTTAGACCTTTGGGAAACATATAGTGCATTCGAACAAAGACACCCCGCCGCATAACCCAACAGCAGAGCGTATTGTGATTGGCTCCTTGCTAAAAGACAGCTCTGTTTTATTTGATGTGGCTGAAGTCCTTAAACCTGAACATTTCTTTAGAGAGATACACTCCAAAATATTCAGGGCTCTCCTAGAGATATGCTCAACCGGTCGAAAACCCTCTCTTCAACAGTTAGTTGCGAGAATTGGAGAAGAGTATGAAGACGGGAAAAGTACAGTTCACCTGCTTACAGCGATTATTAGAGATGCGGAAAGAGATGAGATTTTAAGCCCCTTTGATTTTTTAGAAGACCTTGTCGATGATTGGGCTCGTCGCCAAATTGCAAATGCACAGAAATGGATTGTCAAAGAGCTGGGTAAGAAGGATAAGCCTCCACAACTTTTCCTCTCAGAAATTAATGAGCGCTTCCAAGAGATTGGCCTTCAATCGCAGGGCCAACCTGTAAAAACACTGGGTGATAGTGCTAAACGGGCACTAGCAAATTCTATGAGAGCACACGAAACAGGTGAAGTGGTTGGTATGGAATGGGGGTTACCAACCCTGAATGAAGTTATGGGACGTATTTTGCCCGGAGACCTTGGGTTTATCGGTGCAGCTCAAGGTGATGGTAAGACTGTCGTTGGCCTTCAATTATGTAGGGCAGCGCAAATAACTAGGCCAGTTGCATTCTTCCAGTTGGAAATGGAAGCGGAAGATATGGCCCGAAGAGAACTTGCTGGGGGAACAGACCTGTCCGTCTCCCAAATTGAAGAGGGCACTTATGATATGTTCTCAATTCAGGCCCTTCAAAGAGAGCAAGAGCTATTATCTGAAGAACGTGTCTACATCGATGACAGGCCAGGTTTAACCTTCGAACAGTTTAGGGATAGGTGTATCCAACTTAAAAGGTCTCAAAACTTGGGCCTTGTTGTCGTCGATCACCTTCGTCTCCTTCGGGCAACAAAGCGCTTCTCAAACAAATTCGACCGCGTTGAGTGGATTACCGGGGAAATGAAAGTATTGGCAAAAACACTTGGTATTGCTGTTGTCGCACTTTCTCAAAGAACGAGAACATCCCAACGCAGAGATGGGTGGGCACCGAGGCTCGATGACTTTGATGGCGGCTCCTCAATTGAACAGGACGCAGACTGGGTATTAGGTTTGGCGAGGCCAGAAACTTGGCTCAAAAAGAACAAGCCTCATATTCCAGCGGGAGTGGACCCTGAAGAACACCACGAGTTCAGTAAATGGCTGAAAGAGATGAAAGATCACAAAGGTAAGATCGAATTTCATGGTCTTAAACGACGGAAAGGTGATCTGATTGTGCGTGATGGTATCTTTGATGGCCGCGCTGGCCGCATCTATGAGGTATAGCAATGCCGCGGAAAAGCAAACACTCAGATGCAACCTTGTTTATCGTTTACGCCATGTGGCTGAAGGGCCATACGGAGGCGATCACCGCTCGTGTAGCAGGCTTGAAAACAAAGAAACAGGTTGCCGGGATCATTGCCAGATCTCCATGGAAGGATCGTGCAGGATTGGGGGATGTAGCCCGTCAGGACGAGCTCACAAAACTGAGACAGATCCACTATGATGCAGATGCAAAACAGTTCCGATGTGGCGGCAGGCTGCGGAATTTCGAATGGTCGATTGAGCCGTTGTGTAGTGATCAGAGGAAACGCAGCCGATAAATTGCCGCGGCATAAGGCTGTCTTGCTAGACATGTGAGTGGAATTTTGAACAGAAACCCAGCTAAGGTGAAAACATGGAAAATCTAACAGTCTCAGTTTCCTTCATAACTGGTACAGCTTTGCTTGCATCGGCCTATTACTTTAAGCCGACAAATTATGAATCATGTTGGGAAACTAATAAAGCAGCTTTGATAGGACTTTCAAATCCAGCTATGAGTAAATCATTATATAAAATACTTACAGAAACTTGTAAGGCAACACAGTAATTTCTGACAACATGCTCTGGGCGCACGTCTCTCCCTTATCTGGTGCAATCACTACACCACTTTGACACATTTTGATGTCGGCTGTGGGCATTCACACCTTCAACTAGGGAACAAGCAGCTCTACCATGCCAAACAACCCATTTAGACCTGCACTGGTGTGGAAACGCAGTTGGCCAGATGAGCGGCAAAAGGGCACAGGGAATGACCCGCACAACCCAAAGTGCCAGCTCAGAGTTTACCGTGAGTTTGTTTCAGGTGGAGGTGGTGAAGAGACCTGGCATTGGGTTGCAAATGAACGGAGATTTATAGAGCAAGGTTACGCACCGACGGCTCTTGAGGCGATTGAGAAAGCGGAAGAAGCATACTTTGGATTTATGAGCAAGGAGAGACATGGATGAATGCGATTTTGAAAGCTCTGGCAGCAGCTCAACCGATATCACGTCGTCCCGGTGCTCCTGTTGTTATCCCGCTTGCTGGCTTCTATCGCCGGTCTGACAAATTGGAAGGCAAGCGCTACCGGTTTTATGCAGCTATGGCCCGAGAGTTTGATTTTGAGAACTGGCACACCAAGCCCGCTGCACGAAGCCTCACAAACAAGGATGTGGGCCGGAACGGTAAGAAGCGCGATTTACGCATCAGCAGGAATAACATACTTGTTCTGGATGCTAATTCTGCACCCTTTGAATGGCTGGTCTTCAACGACAAGCTACATGATCCGACAATGCACGAGAATATCGCCAATGACAGGGCCGATGCTGGGTTTCGCTTCCGGCAGGATATGAGCAAGGCAGAGATCTCCGGCCTGCGCTCTCCAGACTGGATGAGTGAGCCTACCGGATCACAAGGCCCGAAATTTCTGGCAGGAACTAAGCTTGAGGCAATGGAGTCGATCAGCAAACTCACCAAAGCAATGCCCAAGGAGTATTTTGATCTGCTTGAGCGTGTGGTGTGGTGTGATGAATGGGTCTGGGAGCGGAAGAGCGGAAAGGGCAAGCGCTCGATCATAGTCGCAGTTCAACGGGCCTTGGACTATGCCGCACTCCACTACAACCTGCTCCCAAAGGGTGAGTTCTGGGAGAAGTGGCTTCAGTCGGAGGAGAGAAATAAAGTATCATACTACGTTGAGTAAATTTCCACACGAAAACATAGCTGACCTTCATCGGAGCGCAGGCTCTCGCGGATGCAACATAGCGCTTGGTGACCAAAGCTGTCGTTTAGATGTACTTTCGTGACTTAAGATATCTTCGCCATAAAACTTAAAGATCATCCCGTTCCCTCATCGTTTCATCTAAAAGACAAATCTCTGACTGGCCGAGTTTATCGATCCAGTATTAGCCCTCTCAGGGCTACCTCTACGAATATTCAATAGAGAATAAGAACTTCCTAGCTACCCAGTGGTAATTAAATTTTCTAGGTGGCTGTTACGCCTTTTGTTAATAATTTAATTGCTTGAGCTAAGAAAATTGGTCTGCCATAAGTAGCCTAGAATACTTAGTTACTTGGCGTAATCTTGATTTAACACATTTGTATTGCTGGAAAGAATATTCCATGAAAAGCGAAAAGCTGACTTTCTGGGACTGGATTCATCTCAAGAAGAACCCTGACTTTTCAAGCGTCCGTTGGTTGGGTAGCTCTATTGGAGCAGTTCTGTTCGCTGCAATGATTATGGTTTTTTTAATTAGCCTTGTTGGGCTAGTACTGCTTTGCCTCGCATTCATTGGTCTTGGCCCGTATGCAGGTGACCCTACTGGGGGAGCTATTAGAAACATTGGTCTTGTTTTAGCTGCCACATTTGCTGCCCCATTCCTGGTTTGGCGGTCTATAGTAGCCCAGCAGAATGCAGATGTTGCACTGCAAAGTCAGATTACAGACCGAATTAATAAGGCTGTTGAGGGACTCGGTACTGAAAAGACCGTAAGAGAAATAATAGAAACACCTCGATATAAGAGTGTGGATGACAAATGGCAGGTGGGTGAAGACGGAAATCCAATGCCAGCTGTGCATCCTGACGGAACATCGATTGTAGACCGCGAAACGTACGAACAAAGTGTCCCCAATTTGGAAGTTCGAATTGGGGCAATTTATGCTTTGGAGCGTATTGCACAAGATAGCCTTCGTGATCACATACAGATCATGGAAATACTTTGTGCCTACGTTAGAGAAAATGCACCAGTTACTTCTCTAGAACCAAGCGAGCCACCGTTTAAATTTGCTATTCCCCGAACTGATATTCAGGCTGCCATCAGTGTCATTGGGCGGCGTTCCGAACAGCAAATACAACTTGAGTGGGGCCAGGAATTTAGATTGGATTTGAGAAAAACAGATTTGTCCGGTGTTAACTTTAACAAGGGCGAATTTTCAGCCGCAATTTTTATTCGCAGTCGACTGGAAGCGGCTAACTTTCGAGAGAGCCAGCTTAAAGGTTCTCTGCTAAGTGGCTCTCTACTAAATTATGCAGACTTCTTTCGTGCTGAACTGCGAGGCACGAGCTTCGATCATGCAATTCTGAACCGACCAATCCCGCCTACTGGATCTGTGGTTCCGGCATTTGCAGATGCAGCAACATTGAACCTTGCGAATATATACGGAATTTCACTTGTAGCTGCAGACATACGTGCTGTTGATTATCTTGGTGGACCTACTGATACAAACCGGACATTTGGGACAAAGGACACGCAACTACATCCGAACTTGGAGTTTAAGAGAAAACTGCATGCCAATCCATTGCGTAAGATTCGCGTATTGAAAAGAAAAGGGGAAATTGACGAAGCCCGTTTGTTAGAAACTGAGCTCTACAATAACGAAAACTTTGTAGATTGGGCTCCGCACGATCATACAGACCTTGCAGTATCGCATCTGTATGGTGAATTCCTCAATAGACTTGAATTGACGGGATGGCCCTATCAGGGATGATGTAACTATCGCGAACGTAAAGCCATCTTCAATCTACCATTATGTGCGTTGAGCGGAGGCCTAGTTTGTCATATTGACTGTCCGCACAATGACCCCATTTCATATCCGGCAGTCACACGATCATATGCCGAGACGAGTTCTCCAGAACGAGAGCGTCGTCTCATCCGCAACGACTGGCTCAACCTTTGATCGGACCACCCGAATGTCCGCAGTGTGCCCTGCGTGCAGGCAACGGCCTCTCTCTTACCTCAGTTCACGCAGTGCAACGAAGGTCCACTTCGTCCGCATATTGGCATAGCGAGTGCTAGCAGTTGATTTCATTTTAACAATTATGAATCTCATTTAGGCAGAACAAAAAATGTCTCTCTATATTTTAAAACCAATATTTTGGAACTCAAAAGACTATAAGGAACCAAGCGGGCACAAGGCTGGTTCGGGCTTTCCGTTTGAAGAAGGGTATGGGCATGAAGAATGGAATAACTCCGATCTCATGCGGTTTTCTCTCGACAACATTCCTCAAAGAGCATTTCACACAGAAGGTATTGAAGCGGCAACATCCTTAGAGAATTTGGGGAACACAGTGGTCTTCATGTATGCATGTCACGATGGAAGACAAGACTTGGTTGGGGTCGCGGGGTCTGCAACACATAGGTTAGAAGAGCGAGAACGACGTAAGATTACGGGAAACTTCGATTTCAGAGCAATGCGGCAGCAAGCATGGGCGGAGCCTCTTGTAAGAGAGAAATACAAAAACAACGAAACCGAGTTCAATAAATCTTTTAAAAAGGGCGAAACTTGGATTCCAAACTGGCACTGTCCTGAAGATCACTTTTTGTGGCTTTCTGAACCCGTTACTTTGTCAGCTCCAAACATCACCGGTAAGAGTCGTCTTATTCCGCGATTTACAAGTCATACAGTAATTCCTGAAGAGGTCGCAAAATCAATTCTTCATCAAATTCCATTTGATCAAAGAAAACCTGCGTGGAAAAAAATTGACGAGCTTGTTGGTGGATTAACGAGTTCACTAGAACAAGACGTTTACGCAATTGCTAATGACAAATTGATCTCCAATACGGATAGACAACAACTTCAACTGGCACGTGTTGGGCAGGGAAACTTTCGCAGCAAATTAGATGGTTATTGGCAAAATGGCTGTGCCGTAACCGACTGTCAAAGGCGCGAAGTTTTAAGAGCTTCACATATCAAGCCCTGGCGATCATCGACCAACGAGGAACGATTGGACGTAGAAAACGGCCTTCTGCTAACAGCAAATTTTGACGCCCTATTTGATCGCGGCCTAATCTCTTTTTCTGATACTGGGGAGATGCTCATATCCGCTTCACTCACGGAGTCCGAGCGGAATCTCTTACAGTTAGGAAGCGCCTTGAGAAAAAGGCCGTCTTCTGCGCAAAGAAAGTTCCTTGCTTTCCACCGGCAAGAAATCTTCTGCAAGACCAATGGCGAGTACTAAACTATGCTTATCGAATAGGTTGAGATTGATTGTTCGTAGTCGAGTTAAATTGGACAAGATTGGCTTTTGAATAACAATCAGATTCTCACCCACAGCAGTGTCCCTGATCCGTTTTGCAAGCTGGGTAATGAGCAGACACTCCGCTGGCATCAAGAACCAAGGGGAGACGGTCGCCATCCGGTCTACCCAGAACCCGCACCGACCAAAAATACCGCTCGTAGAGTCCTACTTCTTAGAATACTGAGTATGAGACTTTATCACTCCCCCACATCAGTCGCCGGAGGACTGTGAAGACGCGGCAAGAGCCTGACGCAACACACCAAGGGCGTGTATCTCTTCATCTGTTTCCGGTGTCCACTCAGGTATTCCGGCTCTCACAGCAGCCATTGCAAGACGGTCGGTCTTGGAAAGGGTTTTCGTACCGGCTTTTGCTCGCTTGGATGTCGCGCTGGCAAACCCAATTGCTTCCCCGGCTGCTGAAACCTGTTTTCCGTGAAAGCCATGGGCTTGCATCCAGATCTCAAAGTCAGTCTGTTCTTTAACCATGTCACCACCTTTGCCTGTGGCGACTTTAAAGCTTTTAGGCGTCGTGATTGCAACCATAAATTTCCTCATATGATGATGTTGACAGCCAAGGGGCAAGCGATGTTGACTATCTGTTGTTGGTGGGAGATTGATTGATGCGTGTATTCTTTATTGTTTGCTCTTTGTTTTTGAGCGCTGTGCAGTCGGCTCAGGCAGCCCCTCGGATCACCGCCCAAGACTTGGTATTTGGTGAGCAATCCTTGGTAGGGCAGCGGGTCCAGTTGACCAGCTGTATGTGGGTCGCCAATGGCGTGTACGGCATGAGTTGTAGGGTGTTTTACAACGGCCAGTTTCTGACGACGCTAATAGCAAACTTTTCAAACGACCAAATGCCTCTCGTTCGCTTGATGTTGGACAATTGCGTGAAAGAAAACCCGCGCTGCCAGTTTGATATAGAGGCAGAGGTCGTGGAGGTCGGGCAGCGACCAGAGCTGAAGGATGTCAGGTTTGACTTCTGAAAGAGAGCTCCATTAAGGAGCTCTTTTGTTAGAATATCAGGGTCTCATCGGCATGAGAACGTAGGTCAGGCCGTAGGTATCGACCGGCTGGATCACTGCTGGATTGTCAGAGTTTGAGAGATGGATCTGTGCTTCAGAGCCAACATCTTTGAGAATGTCCGTGACGTAGGAATTGTTAAATCCAATCGCAAAATCAAGTTGCTCACCGGTTGCTTCGAGTTTGTGTTTTGCTGTGCCGCCTTGTGCACTGCATGAGATCCAGTAGCTATCGTCTTCCTGATAGATCTTGATTGCATGACCTTTTTTGTCTGCTACGCATGTTACGCTTCCAATCGCTTCAATGGCTTTCTTTGCGTCCATCTTCAAGGTGACATGACTGTCCCGAGATAGCTCTGGAATGATGCGCTGGTAGTCGGGAAAGGTACCATCAACCACCTTTGTTCTGAGCTTATCGTGACCTGAAACCAGGTTGACCTGTCTGTCGCTTACTTCAATTGTAACGGTCTCAGGACAGCTCTTGTCTTTCAGGCGACGTAGCATCTCTTTAACAGCCAGTGCTGGGATGATGACATCTGGCAGGCCTTCTATCTGATGGCGTGTTTCGTATTTTGTCATTCGGTGGCCATCGGTGGACGTGAAGATCAGCGTGTTCCCTTCAACAGTGTGCATGTAGACACCTCCCAGGTAGTAGCGCGTGGCCTCGGTTGAGACTGACATGAGCGTCTTGGTGAAGATGTCTTTGAGTTCCGAGCGAGAAAGCTCAAATGCCTTCACTTGTGCATCCTCTGTCAGGTATGTGTCCGGGAACTCAGAGATGTCTGCAATCATCGGAAAGGTGAGACTGAGTGAACCACATTTCAGCTCAAGGTTATCATTGTTTGATGTGAGCTCGACCTGTGTGCCAGTCTTTGACTTGTCGAGCACTTTTTTGATCTTCTCAACACTCACCAGTGCGGTGAAATCAACGGGAATGGTATCGCCGGTTGTTCTCACTGTGGAGGTGTTCAGTTGATCTAGATCAGTGGTCGTGAATGAGAGCTCGCCGTTATCATTTCCTGAGATCACCACTCCGGTTAATACAGAGATTGTTGAGCGACGTGCAGCGACGTTATAGCAGTTCTTGATAGCGGCGGAGAAATCGGTTGCAGCGATGGTGGCTTGTGGCAATGCAGACATGGGTTAGTCCTCTAAACAATGACGTTAAATGAAATTGAGACACAAAAAACCGCCGTGTGGCGGTTACGAGAGTTTGGCGAGTACCTGAGGGGCTATCTCATCCGGCTTAGGATAGTCATCCGGACCGGGGTATTTGTCTTCACTGGGGCATTTGATGAAGCCGAGTGCTGCAGGGACAAAATCCCAATCGAAAGGATGTCCTTGTGTGGTTTCCGCATCCTGCTTGATGCACTCGTCGTAGACCTGTTGCACCCAAACCGCGAGGTCGTAAACCTGATCACGCATTTCGCATGAACCAAGGTCACTGCGCCAACCTTCCCAGAGAGCATTGTTCTCACAGGAGCCGTCAACAATGGCTTCCCAAACACATGCGGCATTGATTGCGAGACTGCGATTTGGTTCTGTCTTGAGGCTCGCAAGGGAGGCCACCAGCAACAATGCAGACTGCTTGGAGGAACGGTCGGCAACGGCGCTACTGCATCCAACGTCATCCAGTAGATATACCGTCCAGAAGGTGCTGAATGAGGGGGACTTCTCATCTTCCAGCAAATCCTTCAGAGCAGACTTGTAGCTTTCTTCAGAGGAAAAAGACTGGCAGTCCTTGCCAACTTCAATGACCGGGCGGATATCAAACTCAGGAGGAAGTTTCATTGGCAAATCCTTGTTCGCGAGTAACTGACCACGCACGGTTCCGAAGGGCAGTTGTCTCGTAGTTGTCGTGATTGGTTTGGAATCTTTCACCGCGTTTGCGTAGCGCAGCGTCCATGACCATGTTGGCGTCGATAAAGTCGTGAGAAGCACAGCACCCTTCGTATTCGGGTGTGCTGTTCAGGCGATCGATCTCAAGAAGCGTTTCAGAGGGAAGAGAAGCTGCCATTTCTTTTCGAAAGGGCCGCGACAATTCCAAGGCCTGCATTTCCAAAATCGCGAGTATCTCTGCCTTGAAGTTGCTTGCAGGTGCCAGGTAAAGAGGCCCATGAGAACCCTCGTTCAGTGCAGTCTCAGTTGATACTACCTTGCCAGAGCAGCGGACGTGGACGAAGGGCAGGAGGCCGGAGACCGTGCAGCTGGCGTCACCATCTTCGGAGCATTTCTGATCCGCAATGACGAAACCGAGGCGCACGAGATCCTTGACCGCTCCGGCAATGGAGCACTCTGAGAAATTCATGGAGGTGTCCTTAGGAGTGAGGTTTGTAAAGTTCGATGATGACAGTGTTGATCCGCGTGCCGGTCGATGCAAAGCTCTCAGGAGGGAGGCTTTCCCAGAGCCTGCCGTACCGTGGCTTACGTTGCTCTGCCCATTTTCTGAATGTGCGATGCTTTTTGGTGTCGTTCAGTTCAGCACTTGCTGGTAAAACAGCACGCAGGACGCCCCCCGGCTTTAGAAAGTCATAGGCGTGTATGACGTGTTCCATCCAATGTGCTCCGGAGAACGGTGGGTTCATCAACACGTAGTCGTAGACCGGACGAGGCTTTGCATTGAGGAAGTTCGTTTCCCCGACCTCCAGCCTGCAGGTCTGAAACCGGCGGAGCATATGGGCTCGATCTGGATGGATTTCAATTGCCTTAACTGTGGCGCCCAGTTCCAGACACTTGGCGACGATTGCTCCGTTCCCCGCACTTGGCTCCAGTACAAGCTTGCCCTTGATACAATCCCTAACATCCATATCGATCAGCTTACGCACGACCGGTTCTGGTGTTGCATAGAATGATAAGTTCTTGGCTGGTAGTCCTGACTTGCTTCTCAGATCATCTGGATTGGTGTCTTTGGTTGCAGCGTCTCCAATCACCTCACCGTAGAATTCGGCAAGATGCTTGTTGGCTTTCTCAACCAGATCTTTCCGCTTGAACCACACATGGGCGTTGCCATTCAGAAACACTTGAATCTTGAAGTACTCGGACTCGACCGTAGAGCGATAGGCAGAAAGTGCAGTGCGGTTCACTTTTCGATCATCATCGATTACATCGACAAGAGAACGATGTTTTGGAGGTTCTTCACCCTCTGGGATGTACGTCGTGTTACCTTCATCCAACTTATTGAAGACACGCTCAATGTCGTGGAAGGTATCTTTGTGATTTCTGTAGTGGTTCCAATGCCCCCAATCATCAAATACTTTGTCTAAGATTATACGGGAGCCAACCTTGAAGCCATCATGTGATTTGAAGCGGCGGTCTAACTCACTGAAGCAGCGCGCCAAACCGCGTTGAAAGATCAGTTTGGAGTTCATCAGAAAGTCTGCAACCGTTGCCTGAACATTGCCTGCTGTAAACTCTGGAACATCCTCCTTCAGGCCATCTTCGAACTCTTCTTTTGCGGTCTTGTCGAGTATCTCATCAAACCTGATCAGGTGCCGAAGGTAACGCCACGCAGCTCGGTCAATCTCCTGTCGGAAGCTTTCAACACCGTCATTGATGCACTGTTCTTCATTGACTGGTGCTCCAAACTCTTGCGTGAAGAAACCTCGTGTCATACCGTTTGCACGAATTCTGGCGTTTCTGAATAATGTGTTTGCTTGTGCTGAATGCACCTCCGCCTGTCGCTGTACCTCCAAAGCGAGATCCCGCTCCTCACACATCTTCTCCAAGGAGGCTGCCGGTACGATTGCAGTGTGTTTGGTCATGATTGTACTCCTTCCCGATCTGCGACCGGTCAGCTCAAAATTGATTTACGCAATGAATGAAGGTTAGTTGGACTGGCCGCTAATGAGCGGCTAGATAGATTGCTTCTCCGAACGGAGTGGCTTGCGAGAGTTGTTCGAACCTGCGCTCATCACCCCAGACAGCCCAGAGAGCGGGGCAGTGGGGCTCTTCGCCAAAGCTCCTCACCTCCAGGTCGGTGAAGTAGATTACAGCAGCTGCATCTGTTGCATTGTCCTCGATCCACTCGAAGGTCTTGGCAAACGCTGTACCACCACCTCCCTTGGGCTTGATGCTGACAGTATCACCACCTTCAAACACATCCACTTTGCGGACACAGGTATCTGCATGAACAATGGTGAGCCGTGAAAGCGCGCCATTTTCGCACGCCTCGGAAACTTCCGAGGTGAAGGCCTCAAGTGCACGCTGGTTAATCGAGCCGGAGGTATCGATTGCAATGACCACGTGCGATATCCCATCAGCCACCAGATCGGGAATGATCAGCCCATGCTGCAGGTAGCGCCGGTTGGGGCGCTGCCAAGAGTAATCTTGCTCAACTCGGTCGTTGATAAACTGGTGCAACACATCGCGCCAATTGATCCGTGACTGAGTGATCTCCTTGATCAGACGCTCAACACCTTCTCCCAGATCACCACCGGCAGCCTTACGCGCCAGCATTGCAGCTTGTCTCACCTTGGCTTGGATGTCTGCACGAGTGGCTTCCATCCCGGCCTTGTCGTGTGCCTGAGTGGCATCACGGACCGCACCACAGCCCCCGGGGTCTTTTGCAGGGCTATCCCCCTGACCCTGATCATTGTTGTGCTGGTCCTTGTTTTGCTCCCGTTCATCTGCGAGCTGGCTGTAAATACTTTCAGCCGTGAGGCCTGCGAACTCTTTGCGATAGAAGCCATCTTTTGGGAGCTGAAACCCTGCTTCAATGAGCTCGGCGTTGATCGCATAGTCACAAGCTTCATTCCAATGTTGTGGATCTCGTTGACCGCGGCGGATGGTGTGCTCAAGAGCTACATGCATGACTTCATGAGCGAGGGCGCCCATTAGCTCTTGCTCACTCAAGGTTGTTGGCCAGACAGGATCGTAGAACAGCTTGCTCCCGTCTGTCGCCATGGTTTCTAGACCTTCTTCCTCTTCAGGAGTGAGGAACAAGGCCATGCAGCCGAAGAACGGCTGTTGCAAAACAAGTTTCGATCGAGCCTTGGTGATGGCATCAAATGCACTCATAAGGTCACATCCTGATTTTCACACGACCATTGGATAAAGGCTGGAGTGTGGGTGATTGATGGATCACGGCGAGACGCATTCATCACGCCAAGGACTGAGAATTCTTGAGGCAGGCGTGCCAGGTACGTGATGATGTTCTGGATGTTGTTCATGTCTGCTTTCACTGCAAGACCAGCGCTGATTGCGTAGCGGGTGTTTGGTTTTGAGGGAACTGGTGATCCAGTTGGGTCTGTAATGACCGCATCAAGCGAAGGCAGGTTCTTGAACACCCCCACAAAGCCTTCAAACTCAGCTGCTGCTCCTTCTCCAATCAAACCCGTTACCAAATCCATCCGGATATCATCAGGTGCATCCGCGAAGTCATTGACGGCTTCCCATGTGCGGGGAGTGGGGAAGGTCTTCTCGTTCTTTCCTCCGCGCTTGTGAAGAAGTTCAGGCCGGAATGACACGAAGGCGATGATGAGTGGGTGCACGCCAGCTGAAGCCGCCCAACGTTGCCATGATGGTAGATCTGCTTCCGCATAGATGTGAGCGAAACGGTTATCACCAGCGGCTGACGTGCGCTGCGTTCCAACACGGTCAGTGTTGCCATTGCCAGCGGCAATGATACGCACGTTATCAGGCAGCTTATGTTCACCAATGCGCCGGTTCAGAACGATCTGAAGGGCAGCGTTCTGTACGGACGGCAAAGCACGGTCGAACTCATCAAAGAAGAGAAACTTGGGAGTGTTGTCGTCCTTTGGCCAGATTGCTGGCTTTAGCCAAACGGTTTCACCGTTCTGGATTGTGGGTAGGCCGCGCAAGTCCACCGGATCAAACATGGAAAGGCGAATGTCCAGCAGCTCGGCGCCTTGTTTCTTGGCGACAGCAGCAACACTGTCTGACTTGCCAATCCCAACGTCGCCCCAAAGAAAGGCAGGAATATCCTTGGCAATGTAGTGTTCGAGCAATGTGGATGCGCGTGAAATGGTTACGGCGGTCATGCTGTGTTCTCCAGGAAATTGGTAATCGTGAAAAGGAAGTTCAGGACTGGGTGGCGTCGTCCGCGTCGATCATATCGACTGTGCGATTATGGACAGATGTCACCCACTCTGGCTTGGCTCCAACCTCGGTAAAGAAGCTCTCTGCGGGTTCATCCAGTGCATTGGGATCATTTTGGATGAGGTCCAATTGCTCTTGAGTGACCGGCATATCGAAGTGGTATTCCACGATCTCTGAGACCTGAACCTGCACGGTGCCAATATGATTGTCGTCGTAATAGATCAGGTCGTCATCAGGAGAAGCATCTCTATCAAACAAGATGTAGTCACAAGAGCGTTTCCGAGCCAGCGCAATGCATGCCAATAAGTCGGATGGAATAGCGCCAAGATCTGGATGGTCTTCGCTTAGGGTTGGTAGGAGCCATCCATACTCATGCTGAAACATTCTGATGGAGAGCAATTCTCCGTCGAGAAGATCTCGTGTTGACGGAAGGAGATGACCCGTTGAAAGGTCGAGAAAATTTCGAACATTGTCAGACATTGAATTTACCAAGAAAGAGAGAGGTGGCGGTAGGCCGCCTGTTGGGTCTTACGCCACGAATGCAGACATGCTATCGAGGATCGCCTGGGCTTCCTGAGCTGTGTCTTTCCGCTTATTTGCATTGGTTTTCAGGACATTTGCGTCATAGATGGTCACGTCTTTCAAACGCTCTGCCAGCCGGTCTAACTCTGGATCTCCGGTGATGTTGAGAGCAGGCATGACCTCAATCAGGTCACGAATGTTTTCGACAAGACTGTTCCTGAACACACCTTGCGCTCGCTCAACGCGGTTACCTGGCTTGTAGTTGTTCAGCCGCTCCACCATACGGGTCAGGGATTCGGTGATACGCCGGTAAACATCCTTCACCGCATTCTGTGAGGCCTCTGTGACTTTAGCCTCAATCTGGGTGCGGATCTGGTCTGCCTGTGCTTCACTGATGGAGACACGGAAGTCCTCGGAGTTGGGTACATTGAGGACGGTGATCTCAATCCCAAATTTCTGGCGCAGAACATCAACAGGTGGGTAGTCTGTAGCGTTGAACATGTCCTTCAGGTTCAACTTGGCCTGCTCAACGAAATCTGGATATTCCTTCAGGAAGTCCTCAACCAGCTTGTCATAACCTGTGCGCTGGTTTGCGAACCACTGGGAGTGTGCAAGAAACGCATTGGCCGCCATAATGCGCTGACCGTCGTCCATCCATGGGAGGGTACGAGCATAGAACTCGTTGCGGATTGCACCTGCTTTCTTATGGATTGCATCAAGCGCTTCTTTGGGAAGCAACTGCTTGTTGTAGCGACCGGCATCGGATGCAGCACCGCGAGAGGTATTGACCTCTTCTGTTACCTTGCGGTCCAGTTTGCGACCGGACCAGTTGCTGATTGACAATGAAATCAGCATAGCGCGGCTGGCGAGGGTGTTGGATACGGATGGAATATCGGTAATAGCGTTCATGGCTACTCGTCCTTGTGAAAGTGTGGTTCGGGAAAGGGAGAGAATTAGGCAGCTGGTTCGCCAAATTCTGTGAAGAGGAAGCTATTGCTATTGAGCGCCTCAGCGATCTGAGCATCACTGGTCAGGTACTCAAACTCCCGCTCAAGCTTGCGATAGATCCAGCCCATGAAATGGCGCAGAGCTTCAGTGAGCTCTGTTTCAATGCCTTGAGGGGGAGTGATTGCTTCAATGGTCTCATCACTCTCAGAAACCAGCTCTGCATCTACGCAGATAGTGGAAGGATGAGAGTAACGAGACCCATTGTGGGTGAGGGTGGCAGTCAACTGGTCATCTGTGTGCACTAGAAGGTGCTGGATCCGCTTGGCGATGTTCAGTAAGTCCACATCCTCAGGACTGAATGCTGCAATGTTGGCAACGATCTGCGAACTGTTGCCTGGGCTGGAGAAATGCCCCTCAAAGCAAGCCCCGTCGCCTTGCGAACAAAACCCTTGGAAATAGATTGCGGGTGTCGTGCAAAGGCGTTGGGTGTTGATGTGCTTGCGGTTGATCGTGATACCCAAGAGCTGGGCAGCCTGATCCGCGTGTTCATAGATGGATTGATACCAGTCATCGTGCACATAGAACGCACGGTAACGCTCAAGCACACGGCTCTGGACATTCTTCGGAAGCTCGGTGAGGCAATACGCAGTAGTCTGGAGGAGTACAGGCATTGATGCATCCTTTCAGGCATAAAAAAAACGCCCCCAGATGGGAGCGCTTCAAGTGGATTGTTGAATGAGTGGGAGGGCTAGATAAAGAACTTATCGAACAGCGCAAACGAACCAAGAATTGCGGCCATAATGCCAGTAAGGCGAATGGTCATAACATTGGCGTGGTTCTCCAGCGCCAGTCGCAAGTCTTCTTTCGTGACAAGATCTTTCATGATGTAGTCCCGCGCTGCGTTGGCGTGTGCCTCTGCTTGCTTGCGTGGCACACCTTTATCTTCCAAATCTTTTGCGTAGGACAGGCTATCAAAAACTAGGGCCATTGTCAGTGTCTCACTGTGAATGGGGTTGAGCGTTGGTTACCTCTGCAAGTCTTGCTTGGATTGAGGCAAGTGACGCATTCAGCCGTGACAGTGCGTGCTCAGCTGTAGTTAGGCGCACTTTTCCACGTTGGTTCGTCTCACAGGTGAAGTTGTACCAACGCGCCTTAGGGTGAAGACGCATAATCTCTTTGATGTGCTCAAGGGTAATGCGGCTTTTCTTGAGGAGCTCGGCGAGTACCACTGGTGACAGCCCATAGAGGAGAGGGAAGACGACAAAGTGTGTGCCATTTTCGCGAACACCCCAGATCCCCCCTTGTCCTGCCTTCAGACTGCGACACTCAAGACGGTCGTGTTCTGTGAGATCAGTCTTGTAGTTCTGCAAAACTGGCTCGGCGTGTTGCTCAAGCCGCGAGTAGATTGTTGGAATGGAGTGTTCCATGCGTTCTCCGTCAGGCTGGAATGATGAAAAGGGAGTGGACAGCCACCATGATGCAGAGCGCCAGCATGGCTACTGAGAAATAGAAGTGGCGCGACATATCAGCGTGCAGTCAGGATACGTCGAGACTGGTAGCGCTTGCGTTGGAGCGCGGCGTTGGCGACAAACTCAGCAATTTCATCACGGAATTCACGGCGCTGTACTTGCGCGTAAGTCTCAAAATGCTTGTGATAACGTGGCATGTCCGTGTCCTCCATACGCCAGAGTGCAGACAGATTCCTCCCGTCTAAATCTCTGGTGTTTTGAAAATTGGCTGGTGGGTGGGATACAGGTGCAGGTATGGCACCTTGAAAGCATGCGTTGGCACGTGCTTTCAGGGAGCCACACCACCCCCATACAAGGGGGGAGTGTGGGGGACTATCAGGATGCCAGTTCCAGCTGCACCTCTCCCTGATCATTTGCAGGAGCGATTACAGACTTTGGTTCGTTCGCTTTGAGGAAGTTGGCGAGCTTCTTTGCAAGCGCATGGTCACCACTTTCCGCCTTCATTTCTTTCTCAACCAGTGCTGACAGACGGTCAGCGAAGGACTTAGACGCACTTGCACTTTGCTTTATCTCGCGCTGGAACTCAGCTGGCGATACACGCAACGCGGTTTCCATGTCGGACTTCTTGCCCTTGGAATAGGCAAACTCCTGCTTGTCAGTGTCGAATGCAACCTTGCCAAGTGCACATGCATATTCGCGAATTTGTGTGCGATAATTGGTAGGAGAGGACTCGTAGAGTTTTGTAAGGAGAGAGGCACAATTGTGCTCCTCCACGTGCAGGAGTGCACAGTATGCGAGTTGGTGCGTGCGCTGCGCAAAGCTCGCAGCTGTTTTGCCGTAGCCAGAGATAGCGCGTGAGAGAGCTTTACCGGAAAGAACTTTGAAAGACATGATTGGGTTCCTTTGGTTAGAATAAACAATACTTCCACAAATGCCGCCAAGACTGGCGGCTAGTGAAGAGGCATTGGCTTAGGTGAGTTGCTTAGAAGCGAATGTAAGGACATCGCTTGCGCGGTAAATGTTGTGCGTTTCGCTGATACGTTGCGCTATGAGAGAGCCAGAGAAGTCTTTGCACATTGCGCCATCAGTGATGCGAGCATGCACTGACAATCCAAAAGGCTTAAGCGCTAGCGTTGCACCTCTAAGTGTGATTGTCCCGTTGGATGATGCAAATTGTTTGATGCTGGTTTGAACTTCAGAAATCGAGAACATGTAACCCCCCTGTTAGAACACCGAACGCCACACGTTTTCCGCATGGCGTCTAGGAATTCCAACTCGTTCACTTAAACGAACCCATTGTTGATCCGTCGCCCTATCCAGTGCCTTAGACGAAAACCTAAGAAGCAAAGCCCCTAGGTAATCGGCTGGCACACTCATGCTTTGCGAGTGTGTTGCAGTCCTTCTGCAAAATTCCGTCGTGTTGCTTGTAAGTCAGGTCACACGCTAACCCCGTTCCCTGCAACGCTTTGTCGTGCGTTGTCGAAGGTTCCCCTATTGCGACGATTTGAAATTGTGATCCGTGTTTTGTGCAATCTGCCAAGGGGAGCGGTTAAACTCAGTTTTGGCAAACATTCCAAAAATTGGAATTTCCTATCGGCTTATTGTCAATGAGCTGGCTTCTGGGCCAATCGGCTTGTTTGTTCCGATGGCTAAATAAAAGATCATTTTGAGCTTATAGTCAACATTAAAAGCACCAATTTGATCCGTTAAAATGATAACTCATTGAGAAACAACAAAAGAAAGGCCAAAAATATTTGGATTTGGTAGGCGAATCACTTGCCGAAACGCTAAAAACGAGTCACAAGTATTCCCACGTTGAGAGATTGCGTAAGCCTCCCCAAAGACTACCCGCCCTAGTTGGCGGGTTTTTTGTTGCGTGCTCTCTGAGAGGGGCAGGGTGCCCGGTATGGACCGGCACCCGGTAGCAACTGCCCCCTCAACGTTTCCCATTGATCAACCTAGCCTCACGGAAAGCAGAGAAGGAACCCCGCGTGCATCGCGTAGCAATCCGCGTGCCAAGTGCAGGATCACCACACTGTCACCGTCGCGCCACGTGGCATTTCTGCACTCTGTGACCTATAGGCCACCTGATCCCCCTTTGTTCACCCCACCCCCATAGGTTCCTTCCAGAGGGGGGACCACCGCGGGGCAGCCGCAGCGCAGTATTTGAACGTTTTTTGGATTTTTTTTTTCGGATTTCCGATTCCGAAAACGGTATGGAATGGAAACTGGCCATGAAAGTTCAAGTTACGCTGAAAACCAAGCACTTAGTGAGCTTTAAGAAGCATTCTGAACTGCTTGCAAATGGGAAATGGAAGCAGGAAGCCCAGCGCGGGGTGATGGCTGCAACCAAAAAAGTAAAAACCAAGGTTCAGAAAGCTGCCGCCAAGCAGATGGCGCTGAAGCCTGGGAACTATCAAAGCTACGTTGTGAAGAACACGCGGGCGTTTTCGAAGCCTGCTGAGCTTGCCGGGGTGATCGTTGCCAACAACAAGGGCGGCAAGATCGAGATTTACAAGGGGCTGAAGGCTCTTTCCTCTAAGGGGCGCACAGCAAAGCGGTATAACTCGGGTCGTTCCGTTGATGATCAGGGCTTCGTTAAGTCCGGTGTCTGGAATGCTCCACGAACATTCAAGCGCTCGTTCTCCTCCAATGGCGGCTTCTTTGCATTGATCCCAGGTGGAAGCACATCCAGTGCGCTGCCTAAAGAATTTTGGACTTTTGGCAAAAAATCCAGCCAGCCAAGAGACACAAAAGGCCGGTTCAAGTCATCGCAGAGAGCTGGCTACCGTGTGCGTCGTTTGTTTGGCCCTGCATTGGGCAAAGAGATGCAGAAAGACCAAGCCTTGATAACCTTCAAGCAGGAAGCTCCCAAGGAACTCAGGGTGCAGGTTGAGAAACGCATCGCAAAACTCGTGAAATTTTAAGCAGGGTAGAGAAGTCCGGGCGCGCTAGGCTCATAACCTTGAGGTCAGTGGTTCAAATCCACTCCCTGCAATCATCCCTCTAAAACAAAGGTCAAATTATGCATCAGAAGAGCTATGTCGGCGTCGGTGAGATTATTCGCAAAGAAATGCCAAAAGACGTTGGCACTTTTGTTGAGCAACGCACATTCGGAGATCTAGCCGAAGAAGTTTCAGATGCAGAGCTGGTGCTGAGAAACTGGCTCGGCATTGCGTGTTTTAATGTAGGCACTGCTGTTGCGCTAAAGCTGATGGAGCGAGCCCGAGAGGACCTTCTGCTGGATCCGATGGAAGCGAAATCGCGTCCTTCCTCACCTCAATAATAAGGAAAAGAAAAATGGGAATTCGAGCAAAGTTTTTCGTCACAAAGATCACAAACCACCACAACCCGTCACCTGGAGAAGTTAGCGCTGAAGTCACGCTGAACGCAGTGCACAATGGTAATGACAACGAGGGTTGGAGCAAGTGGACCCCAAGTGGTGAGTTGAAGATGACCATCACCAATCCAGCCGCTCTTGAGCAGCTGGGGTTGGGGGATACGTTCTACATCGACCTCACACCAGCCGATTAACACCCCCAGAGAGAGGGACTGTGGATGGAGCAGGCATGATCCGTTTGCTGCTTTGAAACAGTCCAGAAGCTGTTGCAGGGGGCACTGTGTTTGACCTTATTGAACGTAAAGCGAGAGAAATCTGATGCATCCCTCCGTTCTTGAAGCCTATTGGGGGCTCTACTGTTTTCAGGTCAATATGCTGTGGGCATTTGGGTGCTTGCCGATGCCAGAAGGTAAGCAATGATAGAGATATTACAGCTTTATGTTTCCGGTTTCTGGACTTGGCTAGGATTGACGTGCGGCCTTGGGATCGCCTTCAAATGGTCGGTCCTGCTCGTTGTTGGTGTTATCGCAGCTCTACGTGGTTCTGACGTGAATATCAGTTAGCACTGACGCATAGTCCTCTCTGCACACGTTGAAGGTTCTGGTTCCACCAGGAGTATTTGTAGGCGTGTGCGGAGGCCCTTATTCCTCCCAAGGGGCAGGGAGGAGTCGGTGGGCAGGCATCGATAGCCGGGGAACCTTTTTCCCAGCGAAACGCGGGATGTTTGGATCCACGTTTGGAAGTGGTGACGAGCCAATCTCACGGACCTGCCGTTTTTTAAAAAGAGTTCAAATGCATGGCAACTAAGACACCTAAGGATGCGAAGGCAAAGAAGATTGCATGCGCCAAGCGCGCAGCGCCTGCAAATAGCAAGCTCCCGGAGATGGTCGGCTCGGGTGAGATGGCCAAGTTCCTGGATATCACGCCGCGCAGGCTCGGCCAGCTCGTTTCTGAAGGTGTGCTGCGCAAGGAAGGCCGAGGGAAGTTCCCTCTCACATTCAACGTGAAGGCCTTCATCGATTTCAAAGTGCAGGGCGAAGTTTCAAAGTTGGCGCCAAACAGTGCCGACAAGCTGGCGCAGCGCCGTGAGCAAGCTCTGGTTCGCAAGATGGCCCGTGAAGATCGTGAGTTGATCACAATTGATGAGGCCATGGAAGCTCTGGAAGATGTGACTGGTGAGTTCTTGACCTCCATGTCCACACTTCCAGCGCAGATCACAAGGGATCTGGATGAACGGCGCCGCATTGAAAAAATCTGTGATGGTGAGCGAAGCAGACTGGTTGGAAGTTTCCTCAAAACTACCAAAGCTTTACAGCAGGGTAGCGGAGCTTCTGAAGCCAAGTCCGAGGATGACGCCGGATGAGTGGGGTAGGCACAATCGTGTGTATCCAAAACACAGTGGCCACCCCGGACCACGCAAGCCAGAGCTGACACCCTACAACATCCCCTTTGTTCGCTGGGTACAGGCCAGAACGCATAAGCGTGTTGTGCTTGTGATGCATGCGCAAGGCGGAAAAACGGATAGCTATTTTGATATTATTGGCGAGAGGCTAGACACCTCTCCAGTTCCAATGATCCTTGTTGGTCCCACCAAGCAGTTTATTAAAGAACAGCTTGAACCTCGGGTTGAGGATTTCCTTACGGACACCGCAGCTCTTGCCGACAAAGTTAGTGCAACTAAACGCCAGACCAAGACGAAGAAGGTATGCGCAGGCGTTCCGCTTCGGCTGGCACATGGGGGGTCCTCAACTGCGCTGAAGTCAGACCCCTTCGGACTTGCACTCAGTGATGAAGTTGATGAACTCATCGCCAACGTCAAAGGGCAGGGTAATCCTCTCCGACTCATTGATAAGCGCGGTGAGACCTACGCAGATTTTGTTCATGCTGCATCCTCGACGCCATCAATCGGTGTTTCGGAGATAGAGCGTGATGAGGAAACTGGGCTTGAATTCTGGGCTGAACAGGAACCTGACCAGATTGAATCTACTATCTGGAGGATGTGGCAATCCGGAACACGGCATCACTGGGCATGGCCTTGCCCACATTGTGGTGAGTATTTCATCCCGCGATTTCGAAATCTAAAGTGGGACAAGCCAGTAGATCATACAGGGCGGGAACTGGCTTCAGATCCGATTATTGCACGCAATACGGCAAGACTGCAGTGCGCTGTATGTGGTCTGGATATTGATCATTCTCATAAAGAGAAGATGAATGCTCGCGGCGTCCCGGTTGCCCCGGGCCAAAGTATTCAGCCGGATGGAACGGTTTTAGGCGCAGAGCCTGAAAGCTGGACCAAAAGCCTTTGGGTCAGTGGACTAGCATCACCTTTTGTTACCTGGGGTGATAGAGCTGCAGAATATGTGGAAGCGGTAAAGACCGGTGATCCTGATGAAATTCAGGTCTGCATCAACGCTTCCTTTGGTGAGCTGTATGCTCCTGGTGGCGGAGAGGTTCCCAGCTGGTCCAAGGTGAAGGAACTCGCCTCACCAAGCTATGTGATCGGGCAGGCCCCCAGCGGCGTGAAGAAGATCACGACATGCATCGATGTGCAGAAAAACTGCCTGTATTACACCATTCGTGGATGGGGTGAACGCGCAACTTCGTGGCTCCTTGAATACGGACAGCTGTATGGCGAGACCAAAGAGCACTTTGTCTGGGAAGACCTGGAAGAGCTTTTGCAGAAAGACTTTGACGGTATCCCGATCCGTCTCGCTCTCATCGATGCGGGATTTAGGCCAGGTAAGAAAGACGAAGTCCCAATTCACCGCGTCTATGAGTTTTGTCAGCGGAACAAACGAATTGCCCGGGCAACAAAAGGCTCTTCTTCGCAGATGCTTCGCCCCATCGCGGCTACGAAGGTAGACGTGAATGTGAACGGTACACTTCTCAAGAACGAGATCGAGCACTACCGGCTTGATACGGACTACTTCAAACGCTGGGTGCATGAACGGCTCAACTGGGAAAGTGACCAGCTGGGTGCATGGCATCTCCCTGAAGATGTTTCGGAGGACTACTGCAAGCAGATGGTGTCCGAGGCTCGTTTGAAGAAGGCGAGTGGTCAGGTCAAATGGGTCCAGCGCCAAAAAGACAACCACTATTTTGATTGTGAAGCGATGCAGGCTGCAGCAGGTAAGTTGGAGAACGTTCTCCAATTGCGTGCAAACTCTCCGGTCCGGCGCGTTTCCAAGACCACAAGACGTCAGCAGAAGAAAAAGAGCAACTGGTTTGGTGAGCGAGGGAGCATCTGGTGAGTGACGATATATCCGGCCTGACGACCAGCGAAAAGAAAGAGCTTTTGAATAAGCTTGAAAAGGCGCGGTTTTCTGGAGCTGCGCGAGTGAAATTCCGTGACTACGACGTGGAATACAAGTCTGACAGCGAAATGGTTCAGGCAATCCGTGACCTAAAGCAGTCCATCGATGCAGCCGACGGAAAGCGCTCTAGATCCGTTATTCGTACCAACTTCTCGAATGGACTGTAATGGCCAACGTTCTTGATAAAACGATAAGCTTCTTTTCTCCGTCCTCTGGTTTGAAAAGAGCGCGAGCGCGGGCGGTGCTTGATGTAGTCACCAGAGGTTATGACGGTGCTAGTAGCGGTCCTCGTGTCAGTAACTGGCGGCCCAGCTCTAACTCACCTGATACGGACATTCAGGCGAATGCTGCGACATTGCGCGCTCGATCTCGTGATCTTATCAACAACAACAAGTATGTTGAGAGTGCGGTCAGCACCCACGTCGATAACTTTGTGGGCACGGGTATTATCCCTCGTGCTGCCAGTAATAACCCCGATCTCAACCAACGCATCAATGACGCGTGGGATTTGTGGGTTGAAAAGTCTGCCCCTGACGGGCAATTAGACTTTTATGGCCAACAAGGCCAGCTGTGCGCGGGCCTTGTTGGTTCCGGAGAAATGTTTGGTCGCCGTCGCACCCGCCGCTTTCTGGATGAACGTTTGGTGCCCATGCAGGTACAGGTCTTTGAATCTGAGTTCATTGATGAGAGCAAGCGTGAAGCCAGTTCCAAGAACCGGCAGATCGTGAGTGGTATTGAATTTGACAAGATTGGTGCGCGCACCGGCTATTGGATGTACTCCAGTCACCCCAATGATGCCAACGGATTTGGCGGCGGGCAGGCAACGTCAAAACTAATTAAGTCCGCAGATGTGTTCCACCTGTATGAGCCCAAGCGAACTCAGGTGAGAGGACTCCCGTGGACCACACCAATTATCATCGACGCAAAAGAATACAGGGATTACGAGGGAGCTGAACTGGTTCGTAAGCTAACTGAAGCTTGCCTGGTTGGGTCTTTGGATATTGGGGAAGAGCAGATATCAGAAACCGACGCTACTGTTGGGGTTGGTGTTTTTGATACAGATGGCAACAGGATAGAGCAGATCGAACCAGGATTGATCTATCTTACTAGAGGAAAAGGTCAACTCAATTTCAACGCGCCTGCTGTTGGCGGCAATACCGAGCAGTTTACTCGATTATCATTAAGGGGTATTTCAGCGGGCATGCGGGCACCTTACGAGCTGGTTGCCAAAGACTTTGGGCAGGTCAACTATTCCTCAGGACGCTCCGCTCTGGTTGCCTATCGTGCGTTTGTGCGCCGCTGCCAGAAACACCTGATGATCCATCAGGTTTGCCGTCCGGTTTGGCGCTGGTTTCTTGAAATGGCACACCTTGTGGGCATTGCCCCTGAAGAACCCATCCCGGTGATGTGGACGCTGCCGATTTTTGAGCACATCAATCCGATTGATGATGTTCGCGCAGACTTAATCGCGATCAGATCGGGCATGAAGACCCTGCAACAAGTGATAACAGAACGCGGTGGCAACCCACGTAAGGTGCTGGAGGAGATCCAAGAGGCCAATGTTTTACTCGACGACATGGGCATCATTTTGGACTCCGACCCGCGCTATTTGACCAGCCAAGGTCAGCTTCACCAGCAAATGCAAGCTTTCCTCGCAGGTGATCCATCTGGCGAGGGCAATGATAGCGACGAAAGCTAGGAAACCTCATGCCAAAGCGACTGCAAGAGAATATCCGGATCCCTAAAGGGAACGCCCCGGGAGAAGTGCGTTCAGCAACCTTCAACGAAGGTGAGCGCACGGTTGAAGTCATCTTCGCGACCGACACGCCTTACATGCGCAACTCCTGGCAGCATGGCCCTTACAATGAAGTACTGGTCATGTCTTCTGAAGCCATGCGAATGGAGCGTTTTGAAAAAGGCATGTCACTGCTCGACTCGCACTCGCAGTGGAGCATGAAAGATCGCCTTGGTACGATTGTTCCTGGAAGCGTGCGACTGGCTGACGGCAAGGGATACTGCCTTGTCAAACTCAACTCTTCAGAGACATCAGAACAGATCATTCAGGATTTGCGTGACGGCCATCCATTCCAAGTGAGTGTTGGGTATCGGGTCTACAAATTTGAGAAAATCGAAAAAGACGATGAGCCAGCTCCGGAATGGCGGGCAATTGATTGGGAGCCTTCAGAGATCTCTGTTGTTCCTGTGCCAGCTGATGCCGGTGCGCACTCACGCTCAGTCAAGCCTAATGATGAAACCGAATTCGACTGCGTCCTAGTACGCTCCGAAGCTGCCGTGGAAGATACGGCATTAATTCAAGAGGATGAAGACATGCCAAAGCGCAATGCGGACCCGGCACCTGATGCAAACAAACCTTCCGCAACCGGTGGCGAGCGCAATGCTCAACCCCCTGTCGTTGTTAACGACGCCTCTTCAACACCTCCTGTGGATGTTGATGCGGAACGGGGAGCAGCTGCTGATGAAGCCCGTGAGCAGGAGCGAGAGCGCGCCCGATCAATTCATGTTCTGGGGCAACAGCACAACATGGCGGATGCCAAGGTACGCAAAGCAATCGACGATGGTACGTCTGTTGCTGATTTCAAGGATGCAATTCTGGATGCAAAGGCACAGGATGAGGAGCGAAGCGAGACCTTCCCTCACTCCAACTCCGCTGAACCTAGGGGCCGCCAGGACGAAGTAGACACGCGACGCGAAGCAATGACAAATGCGGTATTGCATCGTTGTTCTCCCGGCCACTATAAGCTCACTGACCCTGCTCGCGATTATCGTGGCCTGACCTTGAAGGAAATGGCTCGCGAATGTCTGGAGCTTGCTGGCGAAAGAACTCGCGGTTTGAGCGCCATGGAACTGGCGGAACGCGCATTCCAAGGTACCAGTGATTTCCCGATCATTCTGGAAGGTGTTGTAAACCGTCAGGTGATGCAGGCCTATCAGGGAGAAACTCAAACATTCCGCGGTTGGGCCAAGCAGGCAACGGCAACGGATTTCCGTGACATGCACCGCATCAGTGTTGGCGAAGTTGGCGAGCTGCGCAAGGTCAATGAGAATGGTGAATACGAGAGCACTACTATCGGTGAAGGTAAAGAAAGCTACCGCATCGGCACTTATGGCCGCATCATCGGCATTACCCGCCAAGCCATTGTCAATGATGACCTGAACGTCTTTAATGACCTGCCACGCAAGTTTGGTAATCAGGTTTCAATTCTGGAATCCGACGTTGTTTACAACTGCTTGGTCGACAACAAGAAAATGTCGGACGGCAAGGCTCTGTTCCATGCTGACCACAAGAACCTGCTCACTGGCGCAGCATCGGCGCTCTCGCTGAATGCAATCGCTGCCGGACGGATCAGGATGTCTCAGCAGCTGGACGTTTCTGGCAAGGTAAAGTTGCGCTTACGTCCTCGCTTTATCCTACTGCCGACAGAACTGGAGTTGCCTGCAGCTCATCTATTTGCGCCGATCTCGCCAACGAAGACCACAGACACTGTTCCTGAGTATCTGACAGGCTACGAACGCATCGTTGAAGATCGTCTATCAGATATCAGCGGGAAAGCATGGCATATGGTTGCTGATCCCAATCAGGCACCTGCAGTTGAGTTTGCCTATCTGGAAGGTGAGAACGGCCCATCTACTGAAACTCAGATGGGCTTTAAAGTTGATGGGATGCAGCTCAAGATTCGTCTGGACTTTGGTGCAGCACCTGTTGATCGGAAAGCAATCCAGCGCAACGCTGGTGAATAACCCTTACTTAAACCAGCACATGAACGACCGGCTCTAGCCGGTTTTTTTATGTCCAAACTCTGAGGAAGAGTGATGGCTCAGAACTATATCAAATCCGGTGAACGCGTGACGGTGGTTGCTGGAACCGGTGGCGCCCAATCGGGCAAATTCTACGCGGTCGGCGCAATGTCTGGAATTTCTCAAACCAGCGCTGAAGAAGGCGATGAGTACGAACTGGACACCACCGGAGGTGTCTACGAGTACGGCAAAACAGGTGCTCAAGTCTGGGAGCAGGGCGTAAAGCTCTACTACGACGAAGATACTGACACCATGACCACGACCGCGACCGACAACACTTATGCGGGCGTTGCAGAACAGCCTGCTTCAGTTGATGCCACAATCGGGCGGATCATGCTGCTGCGCAGCTTCTAAGTGCTGACCTTATCAATTGGGTGCGCTGATCATAGCGCACCCACATTGCGGAGCCCACGATGAAAAACTACAAGACCACTGGCAGAACGATAATTGAGGGCAAACCCTTTGCTGTAGACACTGCTCTGCGCCTAACTGAAGAAGGTGCGAAGGGCTACGTGAAAGCAGGGCTATTGATTGAAGTGGATGAAGATGGTGAGCCGCTTGAACAGGACGCCCAAAAAGCACCTGCGAAACGAGGCACTCCCCGCAAGACCACTTCCAAGGGATAAGAGGGATGTTTCAGGACTTGGTGCATATGGCTTCTGACACCATTGATGATGTCATGGGAGATTATGAGTTCAAAATCACTCCTATGTCTGATGAAACCACTAACAGTCGCGCCAAGCCTGACCCCAACAGAGCGGTCGTTGTGGGGCGCTGCCCCTTTATTTACGCAGCAAAAGAATTTGGCATGCAATTGGGCGTACGTAAGACCTACAGGGAAGCTAACGATTTCAGAGCGATCTCAATCGGTAGCGCTCCCTTTGCCTCGGTTGCAGCTCACTACTTTGAGAACTTGGAAACTCATCCAGAGCAGGGTGATATTTTCGAAATCACCTCCAAACCTGAATTCCCAAAATTCAAGATTTTAGATGTTCAACCAGACGGTATGGAGCGCATTGAAATGCGGCTTCGCGTGTTGGAGGTCACACGATGATCCTCAATCGGATAGTCTTGCGGTGGGCGGTGGTATCAGCACTATCTAACTATATGGATGAGCCACTCCCAACCATAGCGGGCAGGCTTATCTTTGATAGTAAAATTGAGCCAGTCCATACGCAGAAGAAAGATACCGTGTATCCAATGTGCGTAGTCTACACAGACTATGATTTCAATGGACCTCCTGCTCTTGGGTACGAGAGAGATAAGCGGACGATCACCATCACCTTCGAGGTGTTCATAGGTGCTTTTGATGTTGATGAGGACGAAACCTTTAACCTGAACCTCCCCAACACAGACGCTGAGCTTGAGTACTCGCTTGATATGTTCGAGGCGCAGATTTTCCGAGCACTGCATGGCGATAATCTTGCTTGTGATGCCTATAGATCTCTGATCAATAGCTATGACAATGTTATCAGTCGCCGTGGGGCAACTGTTGAAGGAGGATCCAAGGTTGCTGCTCGCCAGATCACGGTTGAAGTGCTGTGTGATCGTGACCCAATTGTGGGCCAGCCAAGCGAAGAAGTTACCGCTTTTCTGGAAGAACTTCGCAGTAAGGGCGAGTACGGCGAGTACGTTGAGGACCTTCTTGAAGCCTACGCTTTTGACAAAGAACTCTCTCTGTCAACGCAACATGCTGTGCACCTGAACTACCCCAATAAGGTGCGAGAAGCCCTCGGCATTCCTAAGCCTGATGCCCCGGTATCTATTACCCCTGAAATTGTGTTCCACGCTTCAAACGGCAGCTCGTGACATGCCCAACTTTATCGATGAGCTCCTGCTTCGGTTGGAGCGCCTTGAGAATCTGACACGCCACCTCTTGCGTGCGCAGAACAATTTCATGCGCGAAGCAAAGGTTACAGCCTCTTATGAGGATGGCACCGTTGAAGTCAAAATGCAGGGGCTTGATAGTGACCGCCTCCCTCAGTTGACCCGCGCAGGCGCCATTACTGAGTGGGCTCCTCTTTCAAAAGGAGAAAGGGTTCTGGTTCTTAATCCCACAGGAGAACCGGGGCGAGGCCTTGTTTTGCCTGGTGGATACACTGATGAGTTTCTGCAACCGCATGACCAACTCGGACAGTGGTTTAAAGGAGTAGGCGATACAAGCATGAAAATGTCCGATGAAGAAATGATCATCTCGGCATCGACAATCAGGCTTGTCGGGGACGTGAAAGTTAATGGCGAAAGTCTCACGCATAACGATAAGAACGTTGGTCATGATCATCAGCATCAGGGCATTGAACCGGGCAACCAAAACACCGGCCCGCCAGCATAATTTAGGAGAAAAACATGAAAAAATATCGTTGCCTTAAGCCATTCTGGTTTGATGGTACTTTGCGTAAGAAAGATGAAGTTATCACCAGTACACCTTTCGCCACTGATGCTGATCGCAGAGCTGGCAATTTGGTAGAAGAAAAAGAACCTGCTGCAAAGAAAAACAGTTCGGTGCGCCAGAGTGTGTCTAAAGATAAAACAGACGTGGACAAATAATGTCGAGCTTCGGTTTTAGCACTTCCCAGCCGGAATTGAATTCTGGCTGGGAAAATACAACAGACTGTATATTGACCACGCTTAAAGCCGAGTTGGGTTCATATGCTCAACGTCGAGACTGGGGTTGTGACATCTCTAAGCTTATCGATAAACCTCAACATCAAGATTTGATTGTCGACTTTTACTTTTCTATCGCACTTGCATTACAGCCACGTTTGGTTCGTGGCACTTGGTATGGAGAGCCACGATTTCATCTAGAGAATATTTCGATAGATGCTTCAGTTCCTGCGAAGTTAACTACGATATTATCAGGTATCTATTTTCCCTTGGGCCACTTGGGTTCTTTTGAACGAGCTGAACGGAAAGACGTCGCATATTCGAAGCCAGACTTGCTTGCGTAAGAGCCTAAGACATGGAACCTGTCATGAGCGATAATACTCTTCTTCCTCCAGAGCTGATAACCGACACTTCCTTTGAGACAATCGCGGATCGATTGATACAAAATGTTATGACTGATTTCAGCGCTCATGACGTCTCTTACACAACGTTGAATATTCAGGCCGACCCGCTAAGGCGAGTACTTGAGACTTTTGCAACGGAACTCATCAATACCCGGCACCATATAAATGACGAATGGGTTTCTCATTTTGTGATGTATTCACAAGGCGTCCCATTGGATAAGTTAGCTGACTTTTACGGTGTTGCTCGCATGACGGGCGAAGAAGATACTCGCTTTCGTGAACGGCTCCTTCTTCATATTGCCGGACGCTCTGGTGGCGGGCCAGAGGAGCGCTACAAAGCGCTTGCGATGGATGCGCATATTGATGTGATGGATGTTGCAATCTGGGATGATGGTATTGATCCAACGCTAAACGTCGGAGTTCTGTCAACAGTACCTGGAGGCATTGCGGGGCCTGAGCTTTTGGTGGCGGTGTATTCCCACCTGATTTTACCAGATAATAGAGTGACCTCTGACCGCTTCAATGTCGTATCTGCTGTGACTAAGATTGTTGACGTTGCACTCATTGTGCAGCTTGAGGAGTACGCCAGAGACACTGCGCCTATCGAGTTGGAAGAGAAACTGAGAGCTGCATGGGAGGTTGAAGATCGTCTTGGGCTAGACCTTACACGGGCCTGGTTGGTCAGCACTGCGATGCGTGACGGGATTAACAATGTGATTGTTGAGGCACCTTTTGCTGATGTGATTGCAGATCCAAATGAGGCAATTGCGCTCGGGTCAATCAGCATAACATCAATGGGCCGTGGGCGATGAGTTCTGGATTGACGCCGCAGTCGGCAGAGCTATGGGTCCGCTTAGTTGGCAAAAACTTACAAAGTGAAGTTGAACAATTACGACCACATATTGAAAACATGGGCATGAAGTGGGCAAACCCACAACCGCGTATCATGCCGCACCTGATAGAAGAAACCGGCTTGGGGATGCTAAGCCCATACGTTGACAACGTTTATGAGCTATATGATGACGGGTTGGAATGGCTGCGTATTCGCGGGTTTGAGGCGGCTGTTTACAAAGGTCTTGGGTTTATCGGGTACGGCGGAACGCTTGAAGTTGCTCCAAGCAGGCGGCGCAAGTGGCACTGGGACCAACTGGCTCTTGATAGGCTGCCAATAACTGAGGCTGATCTGCCTCGTGTTGCCGGGGTTGCCCGGTTGTCTGTTTCCCGAAGGACTAAAGTTGCTCGCGTTTTCCGTGGTTACGATATCAGAGCGCTGGAACTCTCTTATTCAAAACTCGGGTCTACAATTTTATCTGCGCATTCCGGCGTTCGGGTTGGCGAAGATCAAACCAAGTGGAGCTTTGGGCAGTATCACGAAATCGCGTTGGCACTTGATAAAGCAACTCAGCAGGCTCTTGGTATCCACATTGATGGCGGAGACGGGTTGAGCTGGGATGACCTAACCGTGCCATGGGAAGGCGTTGATGTTCCCTGGGAAGATTTAGGCGCAGGGACGGCACAACGATTTATGGCGGGCGAGTTTGTCCGCCTTGGTGGGTATCTGGGCTTTTACCGGGAAGACGGGTCACTGATTGGTGCTCGGCGGTTTAAAATCACACAGCAGGTTTCATCGGAAACCACAACATATCAAATTAATGGTGAAAAGGTCGGGCCTGACCCTGCTGGACAACGGGTTTTCATTGAGGCCTTGACCGGGTTTGGAAACGGAGCTGGTGAGGAGCTCCACTCAATAGCGCTTTTGATGGGAGCAAAGCCAGTCGTGGGTTTGCCTCAGGCGCAAAGCTGGCTGCTCCCTGACCAGATCGTCACGCCGATTGCTCCTGTGCTTCACCAGCCGTTGGCCTTTGAGTTTCAACATACACGCCGCGAGCGCATCAAGCTTTTGCTCAGCTTTTCATAAAATAAGGATTGCCCCATGGCTTTTGAACATCCGCTTGTACCGGGTGCCTATGACCGCTCGTCCGCTCGTCCCAATGACTCCTCGCTGATTTTCCGGGAAGGGCAGTTTTTGCAAGGTGCTGAGCTCAATGAAATGCAGGCTATTGCAGCAAGGCAGGCAGCTCGGGCTGGCTCTTTATCCTCCCGTGATGGGGATCGGGTTTCTGGGGCTGGTCTGCAAGTGAATGTGGGCGCAGGGACCCTGCAGCTGCAGGAAGGTGAAATTTATATTGATGGTGACGTGCGCCCTGTAGTGGCTGCACTTTTTGAGGGTGTAGAGTTTTCCGGCACGCTGGATGTAGGTGTTCGGTTGATGTCAAAAAACACTGGCCCTGAAGACGATCCAACGCTGGTAGGGCTGGCACCGGGAACTGAAGCTGAAGGTGAGGGTGGGGCTTGCCGCGAAGAAAAGAGCCTTGTCTGGGCGCTGCCTGATGATGGCGGCGAGGGGATATTCTACCCTGTCCACCGCGTCATTGGTGGCGTGTTGTTGGATACCTCATCACCAACTGAGCTTTCTACCACGATGCAGGCGATCAGCCTTTATGATGTGCAGGCTAGAGGCCACTATATTGTTGAGGGCTGCCAGGTAACCGCGCTAGGGATAGACGGCATAGCACAGGCGTTTTCAATTGCGGGCGGCATTGCCAACATTAACGGCTTTAAGCGCCAACGCGAAGGGGCGCTGCGTCTTTTGGCGGAAGAAGGATGGGCGACTGCCCAGATTGATGCTGAATTTCACAGTGTTGAGGGCAGCTCTGACTTTTGGGTCGATATCCGGCAAGGTCCAATTGACAGTGTTGTACAGACCTTGATTGAGCGTGAGCACACCGAGGCAGTCACCAAAGGCGTGGCTGGTGGTCGCGATGCCCTTGCATTTGACAGTGTGCGGGAAATTCTTTCTGTCAAGGTAGGATCTACAAGCTATCAAGAAGGGCAGAGCTGGCAACTGACAGCCGATCAGATTGACTGGTCTTTGAGTGGCGATGAACCCTCTTCCGGTTCGAGTATGACTGTTTCCTATCGTTATTTTGAAGCTGTTCAGCCGCTTGATACTGAGCTTTATCGGTTGCGCCTGCCTGCCGGTCAGGACGGCGGTGATGTGCAGATCACCTACAAAAAACGTTTACCTCGGATTGATCTGGTTTGCCTTGATCAAAATGGGGTGCCCCAGTACGTGCACGGATTACCGCATGTCCGCCCTGTGGTCCCAGCTGCACCGCAACATCTGCTAAAGCTTGCGGAAGTGCATAATTCATTTGATGGCGTTCCGGCTGTCATCAACAACGGCACACATAACTTTACGTTCGATGCAATTGCAGCAATGTATTATCGCTTGGTGCAGGCGCTCGATTTGGTCGCGCTCAATCGATTGCAACTGGATATTCATGACAAGGAACCTGTTGCAAAAAAGGGCATGTTTGTTGACTCATTCGTCGATGACCGCTGGCGTGACGCAGGCATCTCTCAAAATGCAGCGACCCGTGAAGGGTTACTGCGAGCGCCCCTTACGGTGACCGTCCATGAGCTTGCTCACGGTGCTATTGAAATGCTGCCATATGAGGTGGAACAGGTGGTTGAGCAGACCACACAGACGACCTGCAAGTTGATCAACCGCTTTGCCAACCACACCCCGTTTCCTGCAAAAATGACGGTAATACCAGCTGTTGATTACTGGACTGATATTGATGAGACATGGCTGTCAGCTGTATCTCATCGGGTTTATGGAGATGAACCTGGCACTGTGGTTGAAAACAGTGTGGTTGGTGAAGCGGAAGAACCTGCTGAGTTTATCCGCGCAAAATCTCTCGTGATTGATCTTGAGGGGTTTGGCGATGGTGAAAAGCTGGAGAAGGTATTTTTTGATGAAGTAGATATGACCCCTTCGGATGATCTGATCGGGGATAATGAGGGGAAGATCTCATTCAATCTTGATATTCCCAGCAACACCTTTGCAGCCGGGACCAAGCTGATCGAGGCTTATGGTGAGGGTGGCTCTCGCGCTTATGGACAGCACGTTGGACAGGGCATGATCACTACACGGACCATGCAACAGATTACAACCACAGTGCTGCAGCTGCCACCGCCTGAAGTGATTATCCGGGAAGTGATTACAGAGGTGCCGGTGCCTGTACCTGTGCCAGAACCGGACCCAACCCCAGCACCGCCGCCGACACCAAGCAACAATAATGATCGCGATGGCAGCGATGGCGATGTTGACCCTCGCGGGCAAACATTTAGCTGGCCGTTTCATTCGCGGCACTGCGCCAGCGCAACCTTGTGGTTCTGCCATCTTGGCGATCCCGATGTGCCGGTACTTGTTGAAATCCGTGAGCTGGACGAGTCCGGCTACCCAACACATGTAAGCGTTGCCCGCACACTGATTGACATGAACACAGTGACAATCGGCGCACCGCATGAATGCTTTTTTGAAAGTTTGCCCTACTTGAGCAATACCCGGCAATGGGCATTGATCGCACAAACACCGGACCCTGAGCATTCAATATCGGCGGCGGAACTGGGTGGGTACGATGAGATCAATAAGCGGAAATTAACTGCACAACCGTACACAAATGGCGTTGAACTTGAGAGCTCGAACAATTCAACCTGGGTCCCGATCCATAGTTCTGACTTAACTTTCAAGGTGGGGGCGGCGCTTTTCACGCTGGATACAGCACGCGTTGAGCTGGGTAGTGTTTCGTTGGATCGCTGCTCGGACTTACAAGTGGCTGCCACCTGTGACCTGCCAGATACAGGCTGTTCAGTATTGTTTGAGATCACCCGTGCGAACAGCGAGAAAATTCTTTTGCAACCCTTTGAAAACTATCAATTTGATAATTGGATCACAGAGGATATTTCAGTTGCAGCGATTTTGAAAGGCACGGCCTACGCCAGTCCGCGCCTGTTCCCAGGCATACAGGTACGTGAAGGCTCGATGGCTGAAGCTGCCAATTACGTAAGCCGTGCATTTGATACGGATGGCGCTCTGCGGTTTCCTGTACGATTGAAACAGTATGTGCCTAGTGGGTCTGCTGTTTCCGTACGCCTGAGGCAGGCAGATGGAAGCTTTGTTGATGTTCCCAAGAAATCAGCGGAAATTTTGCAAATTGGTGGCTGGGAAGACGTGACTTATGAGCTTGATCGGGCCGTGGGTTCCACGAGTGCGATTGAGATTGAGCTGACTGGAGCACCTGCAGTGCGTCCCATGTTGGCTGAGCTGCGTGCGACTGCAATTTAAGGAGGCTACCGATGGCAACCACACCCAATCTCGGCCTGCCGTTGCTTGACAGCAGTGCGCAGGTATCCCTCGATCATGGTAAAGTCAATCAACTTATTTCTCACCTGGACACTGTCCTCGCGCAAGTCCTGATTGATATAACTGGCAAATCATCAGAGGGCCACGGGCACGAGGTGTCCGGCATCAACGGGTTAATCGAAAGCCTGTCTGGCCTGGCACCAGTAACCCATGATCACGCTCTTGATGACTTAAGTGATGTAAGCGTCCAAGGGGCTGCTGTTGGTGCCGTGTTGATGCGCATCAATAACGGGTGGGGACTGGGGCAAAATCTTGTCACTACCACAGCTCTAACTGCAGTGCTGGCAGGTAAGGCAGACAATAGCCACACGCACGATTTGAGCACAATTACTGGTCTATCGGACGCGCTTGCTGGCAAGGCAAAACTTGATGCTGTAAACGCGTTCAGCGGAACCCAAAGCGCTCCTTCATTTCAGTCAACGTCTGAAAACGATCTAAATCTACCACCTAAAAATTACCCGTTTGGCCTGTCTCACCAACAAGTGAGTGCTAGTGGTGGTGGACCTGTAAATCATGGCACGTGCCTAACTGTAAGAGAAAGCGATATACGTTGTTTACAAGTGTTTGTAGGAAAAGAGACTGGCGCATTATACACTCGTGCATCCATTGACGCCGAAACGTGGGGCTCAAATTGGGTCATGTATGTAAACGAGGGCAACCTCGCTGAAATGGCAGAGGCGGCAGGATTGGCCTCACTGGATCAGGAAAATACATTTAGCGATTTCCAGAGCTTTGAAAAGCCCCTATTTATTCCCAACAATGCAATTATTACTAGTTGCTCTGGGGGCATCGACACGTATGAAACCAGTGAAAATGTAGATCACTTCTGGCATGACGATGTTACTAATACTTGGCACTGCGTGTCTGATAAGGAATACAAAGCCAAGGGAAACTCTATTATTCAAATAGGCAAGGTGCTTGTTGGAGATCATGAAGGTGTCCATGAAGGCAACTTGGCGGCAATGGCCGAAGCAGCAGGAATCGGGCAGGTTGATGGCTGGTTACAGGGCATGGAGTGGAAGGATGTGACCGCATCTCGCAGCCCTAATACTGTCTATCAAAATACAAGTGATGGTTTAATTTTCATATCTTACAATGCGACCTATGTAGCCATGTCTGTTTCAAGCGACAATTCACAACACCTATCAATCTATGCTGGTTCCGCACCTATCCCAATTCCGCCCGGTAGTTATTATCAGGTATTGGGCAACTTCACGAAATGGATGGAGTGCAGTAGCTAATGGTTATGGATAAAGGCTTTTACCACTCAGAGCGCGGCTATTGGCAGGTTAATGATTACCATGCACCTGTTGTGCCTGAGGACTATCAGTTACCAGATAGCGTTGATGAGGACGGAAACACGGTACCGGGAGGTTGGGTAACGCCTGATCGGCCTCACCATTTTACTGATGATTACCCAGAGGGGACGGTAGAGGTTCCTCTTAAACCTAATGCAAATTGTGAGTGGGACGCTGGGGCTGAAACATGGGTTGATGTGCCGGTGACTTTTGAGCGCTTGCAAGTCGCTTATCAGGCTGAGGCACTTATTGAGATTGGCGCTCAAATCAACGGCACGCAATTTAAAACCAACGAGCAATCCCTCCAAAGGCTCCGCGAACTCATGGACGTATTCGACATGGGCTTGGTAGAAGCAGAGGGTCGCACATACTCAACAGAGGCAGGCGATACGCTCACGTTTACCACCCGCGAGCAGGTCGAAGCGGTCTACAGCGCTGCAATCCTGTACCGATCATTTGTTTTGGAGCGTTCTGCACAAATCCAGCAACTTGACCCGATCCCTGACCCTTCCCAGGACGAGCTGTGGGACCAGTCACAAACCCTTCCTGATATTCTGAATTCAGAGGCTGTAGCCTCCTAAACCAACATCACTTACCCCAGTCTAACCCACCCGCACAGCAGATCGCTGGAGCGGGTTTTTTAATGCCCGGAGTTTGATGCCGGGTACACAATCCATGAGGAAATCATGTCTGATATTCAACTTCACGGCATCGAAACGGTCGAGAATAACAACGGCCCGCGTCCTGTTCAAACTATTGATACAGGCGTGATTGGCATCATTGGAACTGCACCAGACGCGGACGATACGTTATGGAGCAAGGACAAAGCTAAGTTGATCCTTGGTGATGGTGACGATATGCAGGGCCTTGGTGATAACGGAACACTCCCGCAATTTCTTAAAGGTATTCATGATCACAGTAGTCGCAAAGTTTCTCAGACTGTTGTGGCTATCCGTGTTGAAGAAGAAGACAACATTGCTGATACCATGAGTAATGTTCTTGGCAATTCTGCTGCTCGTACAGGTATGCATGCACTTCGCCTTGCCTATCCATTGCTGGGAGCAAAGCCGAAACTCCTCATCGCACCTAGCTTTACGTCATTAAAACCGACTGATGGATTGGCATCGATTGAACTTACAGATGCTGGCAGTGGTTATACCAGTGCGCCTAACCTCCAACTTACCGGTGGTGGTGGTCAAGGGGCAGAGGCCCTTGCAATCATTGACAGTAGTACTGGTAAACTCACCGAAATTATCGTGAGCAACCCTGGGTGGGGTTACACGACCGCTCCTTCCGTTACTTTTACAGGTGGTGAAGGAACAGGTGCAGCTGCGACTGCAACGGTTGGGACAGTGAATAACCCGGTTGCCGCTGGCCTTCATTCACTTTGCCGAACTTTACGAGCTGGTGTGATTGTTGATGGGCCAAACGGTCTTCTTGAAGACGCTCTCGATTACCGATTGGGGTATGATAGCGACCGGCCATTCATGATGATTGATCCCTTCGTTAAGGTAGAGCGTGATGGTGAGATTATTTCTGAACCTACTTCCGCTCGTGCTGCAGGGTTGCAGGCTCGTGTTGATTATGAAAAAGGGTTCTGGCACTCGCCATCAAACCGGGTCCTGGAAGGGGTTTTGGGCACCAGCCGTCCAATTGAACATTCCATGTATGACGTTTCTGCTGAGTCTCAACATTTAAACCGCAACAATATCACAACGGTCGTTCGTGAAGAGACCGGTGGGTTTAAGCTATTTGGTGGTCGAAACCTAAGTGCGGATCCACTCAACAAGTTTTGGTCTGTTCGTCGTGGTCACGATATCATCATTGAGAGCATCGAGATCGCTCATGCACCTTTCATTGATAAGCCATTTAACCTGCAAACGCTTACGGATATTGCCGAGACAGTCAACGGTGCATTACGCCGATGGGCGGGGCTAGGTGCTACGCTGGGTGGCGAGGTTTGGTTTGATCCACAGTTGAACACACCGCTGACGTGGCAATCCGGAAAACTCTACGTTTCCTACGACGCAGAAACACCTGCGCCAATTGAAACCATTGTCTTCGAGTTCAACCGTAACAACGGATACTACGCTAAACTGGCCGAAAGCGTGACCCGAGAAATTGGTCGCATGAACTCTGCAGCTCTCTGATATTCACGGCGTTTTTGACGCCTTTTTTCCCTTATATAAAAATTAGGAGACAGCCTGATGCGTGACGTTATGCTGGGATTTACCATGTTCGTTGCAGGAAAAGATCATGGTATCGACACGGAAGTAGTAAAGCTCATGATGCCCAAATCAGTCACCCAAGAGTATCGTGGCGGTGGTATGGATCTAGGGATAAATCAGCCTATGGCTGCCCTTGAACCGATCGAGATTGGTATCAAATTTTCTGGTTTGAATACAGACATAGCAGCCATGATTGGGCAGCAACCAGGCATGAAAATTCGTACAACCTTCCGGCTGGCCGTGAAGGACAAGGCGAATGGCAACGTCATTCCTCATGTTGCTGTGGTTGAAGGCGAGTTTAACGGAGACTCCACAGACGATCTTCAACGCGGTGAAAAGGCTGGATTTGATGCACTCATTCAAGGTGTGAGCTATTATAAGCGCATGGCTGGAACTCAGATCATCCACCATTTGCAGGCGTATCCGCCAAAGCGCATTATTAATGGTGTGGATCACCTTGAGCAAGTCAACAACGCTTTGGGCTACTAGTCCAAGGCACTGCCTCTTGCAAACTGAAATCCTTTACCCTCCAAGGAGCGTTGCATGACTACTCATGATACCCCCAACGTTGGTTCTATGTCAGAGCTTGATAAACTCACTGAATCGGAACTTGAAAAGACAATGCAGATGGAGCCCTCGATGGGGTCTGCTGAGTTTTTTCCAAAGAACAAAGAAACACAGGAGGAACCTCGCGCCATAAAGGAGACAGCTGTACAGCGGGCACCTGAGCGCAGAGTGTTGCGAAGAGGGGCACCTGCGCCTGTTACAGTGAGCTTGACATTTCCGATTGAGATTTATGAGGGCGATGTTCTTGTGAAAGAAATCACTCACGTAACTTTGAACAGGCCCTTTGGCCGGACCATTGTTCAGGCACAGGCCAATGATACCAACGTCCTTGCCGTCGTATGCGGTTTGACGAATGAAGAGTTTGACGGTCTGGACGGGGAAGACTTTTATACTCTGACGGAGAAGGCAGTGCCTTTTTTGCCGAAGCGCTTGATAATGCAGGCGCAAGAGCAAATTCGGGACAACGACAGTTAGAGGTCCCTCATTTCTCCTTTTGGGAAGAGATCACAGATCTGTGGTTTGATCACGCTGCAGAAGTTGCAAGAGAACTCGGCTTTTCCCGACAAGATTTACTCGACACGCCATTTGATGAATTGATCGGGAAATGGCACCCCCGCGCTCGGCGCATTTTTCAAAGACAATCTGAGAGAATGGTATGTCCTCTGGTCGCGAAGCCAAGCTGATAATGCGGCTGATTGACGGTGTGAGTGGACCTGGCAAAGCTGTTGCCGGTTCACTTGCAGCCGTTACTGCTGCAACGAGATCTTTAAGGACTGCCTCTCTTGCGGCACCGGCTGCTATGGGGGCCGTTGGAAACGCTGCACGTCGTTCTGCTGTAAATACAGCGCCCTTGTCTGCCGGTATTTTAATGGCCGCGACGGCTTCTGCCCGTGCAGTTTACGATTACAAAAAGATGGGCAATGCTGCACAGGCAGTAGGGCAGATCACTGACGAGCAACGCGTATCGCTTGAAAATTATGTGATGGCGCTCAACTCAGACTTCCCCGCTCTGAACAAAGACATTCTCGGAGCAGCCTTTGAGCTCAACCGTGCTGGGATGAACTTTGAACAGATGATGGGTTCTTTGCGTTCCACGCTGAATGTTTCTCTTGCTGGTGATATCGAAATCCCCAAAACTGCCGATATCATGACGAACATCGCTCAGGCAATGCGTCTGCCGATGGCAACTCGTGAGCAGGTAGCTTCCAGCATGAAGGAAGTTGAAGACGTCCTTGCCTATGCTGCCACGAAATCCAATACTGATATTGAGCAAATGGCAACGACCTTTAAGTACGTTGCTCCGCTGGCAGCTGCTACAGGTATGAGCCTAAAAGAAATGGCTGCCATGACGATGGTATTAGCCAATAACGGGATTAAAGCCTCAGGAGCTGGCACAGGGTTACGATTTGCAATTACTCGCTTGATTAAGCCCACAAAAGAGGTTGAAGCCGCCTTACAACGCATGGGTAAAACTACCGCAGATTATGTTAAGGGAGCGCGCCAAATATCTTCCAAAGAGTTGGTAAAGCAGCTCTCACTTGATGGTATTAATGTCTCAGCGATTGAAGGCAAGATCAAGTCGACGTTAGAATCGCCGGATCTTGGTCGCTCTCCTCTAAAACTGACTGCGGCACTGACTGATTTGATAAGCAAATCGCTGGCCGGTGACAGTATTTTAGACAAGAAACAATTATCAGACTCGATATTCCAAACTGTTTCTGCTCTTGGTACTGAAGTTGATCTAATTCAGTTGCTGATTGACTCACAAAAGAACCCAGATGCAGCACGTCTTTTTCCAATGTTATTTGGAGTACGTCACTCTGCCAAGATGCTTGCAATGCAGGGGTCTGATCTTGAAGGCACTATTGCCTCGCTGGCTGAGCACTATGTTGGTGCAGCTGACCGAATGTCTCGAATTCGTGTAAAAGGTATCGTTGGCGTCTGGATGCGTATACAGGCTGCTTGGGAGAACTTCACGATCAGTCTATCTAAAACGGGTATGTTGGAAGACGTTTCCACTGCGATCTCAGGGATGACGAGAGGCATAAAGGATCTTTCGAAAGCCAATCCTGAACTTTTAAAATTTGGCGCTTATGCTGCTCTCTCTATTGGTGCGCTTGCGCCCTTGGGATTTGTTTTGAGCGGTCTTGCCGCAACAGCTGCATTTGCATTGAACCCGATCACCTGGGTTGGTGCCGGACTGGCCACGATTGCAGCTATGAACTGGGATAAGATCAAAGGACCAGCGCTACAATTTTTCAAAGGTTTTGCCAAATTCGTTCATCTGAAATGGAAACAGTTTTCTGTTGCTGCAGACGGTTTTTGGGCCGGACTCACTACTGGCCTAAGTAACGATACGTTGAACCTCCTAGACGACATTGGATCTGCGTTCACCTCTTTGTTCACCACACTAACTGGAAACACAAATACGTTTAGCTGGCGGCGCTGGGGCTCTCAGATGGGGCAGGGGATCGCTGGCTGGGCTAACAGTGCAACAGATAGCATCAATGCGGTTAAAGCAACCTTTTCTGACTTGAAGGTTTGGTTTCTGAATTGGGATTGGGTGATCCCAAGCCCGATTGATGCGATAGCGGCAACTACCTCCTTTGTATGGAAAGATTTGCTTCCCGCTTTGAACGACTGGTCAGGGATTATCTTTCCGCCTGTATGGAAGAATTTGATTGACCCCATCCCTTGGGGGGACATCATTAATCCTATTGAAAATTGGAAGGGTCTCGCTGGGGCTTTAAAATGGACAGTTCTCATCCCACTTCTTAGACCGTCATTTTGGAAGAGACGAATTGGGAAAATACCATGGGTTGCTATGAAGGGTATCCTGGGGAAATTTCCTTGGGCATCAGTGATCCCTTTTTTGAGCAAATCGATTTGGAAAGGGCTAATTGGTCCTATCGGATGGGCGCTGCTTGCAGAGGAACTTGGAACATTTGCTTGGGGCTTGGTGTTCGATGGTCCGCCGCCTTGGCGCGAGTACTTTGCCTCAGGTGACGCTGAGAAAGAATTACGTGCACTCGTGCTCCGTTTGAAAGATATTTGGCGCACGTTATGGGTTGAAAACCTAACGCCAGAAGAGCTGGCCGCCGCTGAACATGCGGAAAAATCTTGGGCTGCTGCAAACTATAACTATAAAGGGCCATCGCAAGCACCCGTCCCTTCACAGAGTTTTCTAAACAAGGCACAGCCTAATTCAAAGAATACGCGAGAGTACTCTTTCGAAGAAATCATGACTGTTGCGCAATTGCGTGCTGACCAAATGAACCGTTCCCGCCACGCAATAAATGGAGCTGATCAGGGTGCTCGACGGTCAATGGCAGAAACTGACCAAACCCTTGTGGCCGCTGTAAGCGACTGGCCAGAAGATCTAAAAATTGCGCTGGAAGCCTACATGGCAATGCTCAGTAAAGGTGGAGAACGTGCGCGTGCAATTGCTGGTCAGCTGGAGGCTGGTATCAGAAAAGCTGCTGCCGGAGAACAGTCCATTGAACAACTGTATCAAGATAAATATTTGCAGCGCTTCCGTGAGCGCGCTGAGCAAGTAGGAAAGAAAACTCAATCCAGTTTGAGCGTAACAGCCAAACCAACCATTGATACCAGTAGTATTGATGCTGCTAATTCCAAAGTGAGCGCTCTTCGTTCGAACCTCCTCTCTTTGAAGGGGGTCTGGAATGGTCATAACTCAACAATCTTCACTCCTGGTGTGGCTTTTGGCGCACCAGAACCTGGCAAAAAAATTGACGGAGCGCGTCGGCGTGGCGGCCCCGTGTGGAAGGGTGGTCTATTCCTTGTTGGTGAAGATGGGCCTGAACTCCTTGAAATGGGGCAGGATGGCAACGTCATTCCAAACAACCAGATTGGCAATGCTATGACGGGTTCTTCTTCACAGCAGCTAGGTGGAGCTGTGTCGTTTACAAACCATTGGCATCTTTCTGCAGCAGACCCAGAAGCTCATGCACGGAAAGTTCTTGCGGTTATGGAGAGGCAGATGAATCGCTCATTGCAAATATCCCTCAGTGGTCGAACTCAATTTGGATAAGGTAAAGCAATGCCAGTAATGATGCGATGGGGACGGTTTATATTTTCCGTTCCCACTTACTCTGTAGAAGAGCTGAAGCGCAAAGTTGAGGGGCGGGTCTCTTCTGTCCCTGTTGTTGGTGCTGTTGCGCAGGTTCATACCCTTGGAGCAAACCCCGATACGATTACACTGCAAAGTACATTCTACCCCCATCATCTAAATCGGTTTGGGTTGACACAGCTCCGGGGAATTCAGGCAGCCGTACGGTCTCAAGAACCGTCCCTTCTAGTTCATGGTACAGGAAGTGTGCTTGGTATGTGGGTCGGACGCTTAAGCGACGAAACTGAAAGCATCTGGGGGGTCCACCCTGTTCCGCAAAAATTTGTGACCTCGCTTGCTCTCACTCAATACATCGCGCCGGAGGATGCTGACCGCCAGCAAGCCATCGATAGCTTCATTTCGATATCCATATGACACCATTTTTTGAAGTCTGGTCTGAAGGCGAAGATATTTCTGGTCGCATGCGCGCCTATGGAATTGAATGTTCCATTACTGAGAACGCAGGAGGAAACTCAGATACTGTAACATTCACAATCACGGACCCTAACGCCGAAATTGAGCCTCCCGAGAAGGGAACGGAGTTTAATCTTGTTGCGGGTTTTAAAGACTCTGCATCAGGTGAGCGTTTTGGTCGGGACTTTGGTAAGTTCAAAGTCGACCAGATCAGGCCAACTGGCTACCCGCATGCGATTTTCATTTCAGCGCAGTCTCTTGATGCTGGCTCCTCAGTGAAGGAAAAACAGACCAGGGCTTATAAATCCAAGGACTACCCGACCTTTCGCGATATCTTTGATGAAATTGCCAGACGCAATGACTGGACACTCAAAATCAGCGACGACGTTGGTAATGAAAAGAACCGATATCAGGCTCAGTCCGAAGAAGATGACACAGAGTTCGCATCTCGACTGGGGGCCAAGTTCGATGCAAGTGTGTCCATCAAAGACCGTAATCTCGTTGTCATGAAAAAAGGGACAGGCAAAACTATTTCAGGAAGAGAAATAGAGCCATATTTAATTGAACCTGGCTTCAACCTATTAGCAGATAACGGCTACTCCGTTGAAGATCTTCAAAGGCCCAAATACGGCACGGTTAAAGCCAAATGGTATGATCGGGCTAAGGCAGAGCAGGAAATTGAAGAGGAAGAGGTGGTCGAAGACGGCCCAACTTTCGAGATACCAGAAGTGTTCCCTTCACAGGAAGAGGCGCAAACAGCGGCCAAGTCTAAGGCAACTGCACTTGCTAGAGCAACAGGCAAGGCAACATTCAATACTCGCGGTGATATTTGGGTACAGGCCGGTTGCTTTGTCCTTTCGAGAAATATCAGGCCGGAGGCAGACGGGCTCTGGTCGAGTACTTCCATTACGCATCACTTTAAGGGTGATAGCTATTATTATACAACCTTTCAGTGTGAAGTGCCGACCGTGGGGCGGACTGAAGCTGCTAAAGCTGCTCAAGCTGGGGAGGTAATCCCTGATCCAAAAGCGCGTCTTAGCAGTCCTTACGCGCCAAATCCCAACAATATCGGTCTGAATGAGGGCGACGGCCCAGAATAGGGTTATCAATGGATTTTATCCCGCTGGAGAACGGAAACTACGCTTATCGTGCTATCGACGGTGATGCTGTCGATCTGATTGCATTCCAGTTTTACGGCCATCACGATGGCACTTTAGAACTTGTGTTAAACGCCAATCGAGGACTGGCAGCAAAAGGTCCAGTTCTGTCGGTAGGAGACTTCGTTATTCTCCCACCAGAGCCACCTCGCAAAGTTACCCGTATGATACGGCTTTGGGATTAACGCCAAGAATAGATTATTCGGCCCGCTTCGGCGGGTTTTTTTATGGAGTTTGACCAATGGGAAATAAAACCCGTCTGACTGGTGCTCTTGCGCTATTGGCCTGCGGATTTGTTGGCGTTTGGGAGGGGCTTAGGACTGAAGCCTATACAGATATCGTTGGCGTTGAAACAGTATGCTACGGCGAAACGAAAGGCGTCAGGCTTGGTGACAGCTACAGTAAATCCGAATGTGACGCGATGCTTTTAGAGGGCCTTAAGCGTCACGAAACGGACATGCGGCGCTGTCTGAAGGAGCCGGACAAGATCCCGGCTAAGTCGTATGTCGCTCTTGTCTCTCTTACCTACAATATCGGCAGTGGTGCGTTTTGCAGATCAACCGCAGCGAAACGATTAAACAAAGGCGATCTGGCGGGGGCCTGTGAGGCGGCAACCTGGTACAACCGGGCCGGGGGCAAGAAGGTCAAAGGTCTGGTGAACCGTCGGAGCGCTGAATACAAACTCTGCATGGAGGGCCTAAAGTGATTGGCTTTATTCTCTCAACGATCGGCGTAGGTCTGCATACGCTGGTTGCTTATCTGGCGCTTGCCGGTGCGGCTCTTGCCTTTGCTGCAAGGCTGGACCCTCGAATACCCAAAGCCCTCTCAACACTCGTATCTGTGCTGCTTTTGTGTGTTTCAGTCTGGTCCTTCTCTGCGCTCCATTATGCGCGATATGAAGAGGTTGCAGACCTAAAGGCTCGGGTAGCCGCGCTTGACCGCATTGCGCAGGTACACAAGCGCATCGCTCAAAAAACCAACGCTGACCTGCTAGAACGTATTGTGCAGGTCGGTAGTCTCCAACAACAGGTCGCGGATTATGAAATTGAGCTTGAAAAAGGCAGCATATCTGCCTGTCCTGCTGATCCTGCTTATATTGAGCGGATGCGAGCACTCCAATTCGGTGGCGCTCAATAACCTCCCGGATCCACCGCCAGACTTAACCACCAAATGTAAAGACCCTGGACTATCCGGGGATAAAGGCGTTGATGCAATCAGACACCGAGCGGCGCTGATTGTGTGTGAAGCAAAGCGGGAGGGTTGGCAAGAGCTTTACCGCTCCGCTCAGGACGAGGGGAATTCAACATGACGCCAAAGACTGAATTTGGTACTGTTACCGGACTAAGTGTCTATGGAATCTTAGGATATGCGAGTAGCTATCTTGAGCCAGTCCTACAATTTGCACTTTTGATCGCAGTCTTGATAGGCGCGGTACTGCTTGCTTACGGTCGATACCTTGACATTCGTCTCAAGCGCCTCAAAATTCAAAATTACGAAGAAGAAAAGGAATGATCGACATGAGATGGAGGCCCCATCTATTGAGTTTTGAATAACGCCCGCCGAGGAAACTCAGCGGGTCTTTTTTTTGTTTGTCAAACCTTGAATTTAATCCGTGATCGAACCCTGAACAGGAATGGAACGCTTGTTCTCCATTTTCTGGGACTTTTCTGGGACTTTCGGGACTTTTCTGGGATTTTCGTAGGGATTTGCCGGATTTTGACCATGTTTTGTTCTCATTCGAACAGCAAAAAACCCGCCTCAAGGGCGGGCTTTTTTGGCCTTACTTATCAATAAGATAAGGTGGCGGAGGGGGTGGGATTCGAACCCACGGAACGCTTACACGCTCGCCGGTTTTCAAGACCGGTGCATTCGACCACTCTGCCACCCCTCCGAGGTGTGTGGTGGGCTCTATTTGGTTCAT